TCATTCTTGACCTAGGAGCACACCTTCCTCAGGGTTCATCAATCACCAGTGTTGAGATGAGATACAGGTGGGAATCAGCAGCAAGCGGTAGCCGAGTTGTTAATGTCGATCTATATCACGACCCATGGACACAAGCTGGTGAAGTACTCATGGATGATGACGACTCAATGGGCGATGCCGACGGCTCACACACCACCAGCTTTGATATTGTTCAGACTATCGACAAGTCCGACAATCGTATTTACCTGAGAATCTATCCAGAATGGACTAGTGGCGCGTCCTTCTTCACGCTATACGCTATCAAAGTCAACTTCAACCACACCTTTATCACCCGAGGCGGCTAATGCTCACACTGGAGCTACTTCATACAGGCTTATCCTATACAGACTCAATGGGGATGCTACAGGTTGTTCAAAAGCGACTTGACTATATTCGCTACAGCACTCGCGTGCCTCATACTGGTGTGGGCGTAGAGTTTCTGGGCTGGCCCGTAGTGAATGCTTTGGATGTGTTGAACATCACAGACTTAAGCGCATCTATTCCAGAGAATGCTTCTTTGGTATTTGATGATGGAATTACAGTTGAGGCAGGATCAATCCTTGATGTAGCTACGCTTAATGTTCTTATTACAGATCAGGCTTCCACAGACAATGCTGGACTTAAGATCCCCTTGTTCTACAGGCATAGATTACCAATGGTGGTTCCGCCTAATGGAATTAGTATCCAAGCTATTCAGTGGGATGGAGCCTTAACGGTAGTAGACCCTATTCATTTTATCCTCTCCCCAGGTGGACGTGATCTATACACAGACCTTAAGAATAGTTTCGATGAGGATACTGGACGCTACACGGTTTACTATGTCCAGTGGATAGAGGCAGACGGGACAAGCCATGAAGAAATCCTTAACTCTGAGGATGCCTATCGTGAAGTGACGATTGATGACATTGACCCAGACACTGGGCTTATCTATTCTGATGCTCCTGCCTATTGGGTGACGGGAACTGAACCTAATCTCGTTCTTAGTATGCCGCACTTCGCTACCTATTACATGAAGGAAAAGAGAGAAAGTCAGATTGCTGTGCTTCCTCCTACGCTAACTAGTATCTCTGATCCGTGGTACATCTCTATTACTGATGGCTTCTTTACTGCAACCATTGATGGTGTTCCTCACACCTACTCTGTTAGTGAGTTTGACAATCTTGATTTCACTCCAGTAAAGCCATATTTAAAGGCCATTGCAGAGACAGCAATAAAGATGTCTCCTGCTTTGATTAAACTCCAAAGAGAGAACCTTTATGTTGATAGTGTTTCCTATACTCACTTGGATATTATTCTTGTAGAGAAAACAACAGGAGATGCAAAGTTTGCTTTCACTACAGACCCCGCTCGCATTGGAACAAAGTTCAGCACTACCGATATTGACTTTACAGATAAGATTCTTGACTACGATGAACCAGGTGGGATTGTCCGGCTAAGCGAAAACCTCATTGCCGACAAGTTTAAGATCCTTGCCTACTATAACTATAAGGCTGTTGCTTATGAGTTTAAGGACCTGAACCTCAATCCTTTCCTCAATCCAGCAGTGCTGGGCAAGCAGATCGTTATCTACCTACAGCCCGATCAGCCCGATGGTAATCACTCTATTTGGTATCTTCTAGTGGAAGATAATGTTATTGTTTTCGCAAGTCAGCCTGAGTTCGCAGAGGTTGATGATAATGGTGATTACAATCCAGACAACATCATTGGATCTCTATACATAAATGATGGGGCTTCAGGTAGTGTAAGTCTTCCTGCCGAATACCTTACCCTTGCAGAGATCTTTGTTACTTGCTCTATTGGTGCAGCAGATCTAGAGCTGGATGTGAGAGTGCCGGGTGGTGGGATTAACATTGCTTGGGAAGACAATGCAATCTTGGCACAGCCAAGAGTCGCCTACATTCCAGGCGTTGCTCCTGCTGGTGGATATCCTTGGCCAAGGTATGGTGCTCTTGTTGTTAAGGTGCCCTATACCCTTCACCTAGACTATGGTGGAGAGTTTACAATGCAGCAGATTAGAGACTTGGTTCAAAAGCATATGAGCGCAGGTGAATATGCTATCATTAGATTCGATGGAGTCATCCCTGAATGGGGTTGTGGTGGTGCAGATTATCATCCTCTATCGAAAGAATACCGAGGCTTATACAATGACAATCCGGCAGAAGCTCGGCTTACTTGGTATAGAGAAGACCCATCCTATCAATTCAAAATCTATCGCAGCAACAGTATTAATGGGGTTTATAACCTTATAGCTACTGTGGCAGGAGATGGTAGTGGGGCGTGTAACGAATACCTTGACCAGGGCCTTGTTGTTGGCGCTGTCTACTATTACTACATTACAGCCCTTAGCCCTTCTAGCATCGAAGGGCCTAAGAGTGGCATTCAGGGAATTAGGATTTACTAATGGCAGTGACATGGAGCGTTGAGCTTACATCTGATGGCAGTCTTATCGATGAGCCATATGCAGTACTGGGATCTACCCTGTATCAGTTCACTATTACTAACACCTCTATTGACAAGAAGGCTACAAGCGTTGGCTTCTATATTAAGGAGGCGGTCACCGAAGGAGAGAAGGACTTCCCAAGCTCATTGGGGAAGACTATTGACTGGTATGACATCCTAGGCTGGGGACAAGCAGACCCCACTGAGGGAGCCTTTATTGTCCAGGGGGTAGCCACTACTCAGTGTACTTATAATATGGGCACAGCGGCCACTCCAGTGGCTCTGTCGGTGGGTACTGGAGATGACAGTAATCAGGTTGAGCCTGGAGCGAGTGTTACTATTTCTATTCAAGTAGTGGTTCCAGCTGCAGTGGTTGCTCGGAGACTATTCTTTGAATTGGAGCTCGACTACCAGCAAGAAGATTCATAATGGCTAAGATTATCTCACGATTTGCTTCAACGATGAGTGCCTCTCAAAGGGCTCAGGTTGCTCAGCTATTAAAGGAAGGAGAAGATGGTGGGAAGTATGCTACTCAGCAAGCCTTCCTCGATGACTTGACTCGGCTTAGCGCTGAGCTTCAAGCAATTAATGCTCCTCTCTTTACTTTCTTTTATGTGTTGGGGGGTGAGCTTGTAGACAACGGTCGGCTCAATCATGAAATTCGCATGATGCGTCTTGACATGCAGACTGTCTTTACTGAGCTTGATGCTTTGCAGGATGCTGTCCTTGGTCATCGTGACCTAATGGAAGAGCATATCATTGATGTAAGGAACGCTCTCTCTGCTCTTGACTCTAATATCTCGACGCTTGAATTGCTTGCTGACGAGAGTAATTATAACCTGGCTATCGTTAACAGCTTCAACATGCTTGGAGCTACGGGACTTAGTCGTGCGCATCCTGTAGCTAGTGATCTCTATTATGATTCCCGTAAGGGATCTCCGCTCGGGCCTAGCTATGATTTGCTAATTGATGTCCATCAGGAAGGCCTAGCTCTACCGACCTTAAGTAAAACTAACTCAACCATTGTAGGGATTCAGCTTTACGAAGGGGCAGACTCAACCCCTAGTGATCTTAATGTTGACCCTGATGATAACTCCCTGTTTAATATCACGGCAGAAGGAGATGGGCTTTATTGGGTAAGGTCTATCCTTCGCCTAGATGAAGATGCTTTCCAAAACCCAATCAGTCCACCAGTAGATGGAGCTAAGCTTTCTCTTAGGCTAGACCTGGGTGGATATCGCTCAATTAATTCACTAACTTTAGTCCCCTACACCGATACACAGTTTGATCTAGCTCAGATTCTTTACTTGTCTACGGATGGCTTGTGGTATTCATTGCTTTCAGATTCGTTTACTCTTCTAGAGCGAGCTGTTATCTATTTTGAAAAGATCGATACTCGAGAGATTATCTTACAGTTCACTCAGAAATCTTATACAGAATTGATTGACTTCTCCTATGCTGATGCTCCTGAGACGACTACTACTATCTTTGATCTGATTGATCAGGCAACCGCCTATGGTGTTTCTTTTGGTAGTGGGCCTCAGACGGTTTACTCGAAGGGTTATCTTTATACAATAGGGTTTGACTTCATTTCTGTAGACTTGTCAACCTTTGAACACAAGGGAGTCTACGTTTCAAGGGAAGTCACCACAGATAAGGCCGTAGCAGAGGTTGCGCTCAAGAGCACAATCGTTCAAAGTGAAAGCTCTACTGGACTTGTGATGGATGCTATCGAGTTCACGCTTTCCAAGTACAACTATAATGAAGATGACGCTCTTGTCTACGTAGAAACAATACCTATCTTTCCCACGAGTAAAACCATAGAAAAGGAAGTATTAGTTGCAGATGCTAGTGGCTTTGCCAAGACTAGATTTTATCCAGTGCTTTCAACGGTTCAAGTCTATAGAGATCACACTCTACTAACCCTTGATACTGATTATGACTTTAGTGTTGATGGTGGTAATGTCTACGGTCCAGCTCCAGCAACAGCCCCTGTTGGCCCTCCAATTAGATTACATGTGCGGCTAAATGATTACCTATCCGCTAGTAGCTATACGGTCAGTTATACTGTAGCTACAGCACACCCAACCCTTACGGGTGAACCAGTGTGGCTTAATGATTTGAGAACAGTCCGGGTAGGCGACAATGGATTGCTATTCGAATATCTCCCAAACCTAGACGTAGTCAGCTATAGCAAGATGTATCTAAAGGTAATTGCTAGGTCCACTGACTTGCTCACCACACGAAATACCCCAATCATTTCCGACTACTCATTGTTGGTGCGAGAATCTGATGCCATATAATGCCCTACAGGCTCCTAGCTTAACCGTAGAGAGAAACCGACTTAAGGTTCTTCTTGATGAGCTTTCTGTTGCTTTTGCATCGGGAGCATTTCAAACAAGAGAAGAGCTCCTACAGATGTGGTCTCAGCTAGTTGGAGAGTTTCAAGACTCAGTAGGGAAGGCAGTCTTCGACCCTATTGGAGTTGTCCCAGATTCTGCTCCTGAAACAAGTTTGCACAATGAAGAGATGCGTGATGTTGGTAGAGATATTGCCATCCTATTCCTCCGCTTAAAGTTGTTGGGTGAACTTATTGTAAGTACCTTTAACCAGACAACGATTGAGCGAGATGATCTCCTTGGCTCAATCCGACGTATTGCCAGTAAGCTTGATGACCTTAAGCTTTATGAAGGATCGGCTGGAGAGTTAGTCAGTGAGTCTTTTACTAATGTTGACCTACTAGACATTGGGTCTAGTAAGCTGAGTCTTACTGAAGCGAGTGTTGTCCTAGACGAAGGTATTGTGACCCTAGGTGAAACGGCTGTAACTAATATACAGATAGACTCTGTAGAACTAGACACTACTAGCTTTGAGGGAGTCCTAGGAAATAACGAAGGAATTGCAAGTCTTACACCTAGGAATAATTTAGATTCCATTAAAGACTTCAACGCCGACACATGGGCAGAGTTTGAGAAAACATATTACCTTGATGAGGCGGCCAGCATTGTTCCCCTCACGGTTAACTTAAGGCTAGCTCTCGAGGAGCCTGCCATTGTAAATAGAATTGTCATTGACCCAGTCAACTTCGGCACCCTAGACGAAGTTGAGATCCTTGATATTAGTGTTAGCCGTGATGGGGAAACCTGGACTTCCGTTAAGGATTCCATCCCTTTAAAAGATTATGCAAACGAGACTGAGAGTGATGTTTTCCTCCTAAACCCAAGTTCATCTATGTGGAATGGTAAGTTCACTTATACCTTCCTACCCCATAAGGCAAAGCATGTAAGTGTTCGCCTTAGAAAATCTACACCCTACATCTATCCAACTCAGCTTGGAGTTGATAAGTATCGAATGGCTATTGGCGTTCGGTCAATAGATATTAAGGCTGTAGAGTTTGCAGAAGAGTCTGAGATTATTTCCAAGGGTAGATCTATTACCCTAGACATGTTTAAGGTTGGCCTTCTTGCTGCCTATCGTCCCAAGAGTTCTGCTTTTGGAAGTATAAAGTTTTATATTTCAACTGACGAAGGTCAGGACTGGCAAGAAATTCAGCCACTAAAGAGGGACTCCTTCGACACTCCAGAGGTTTTAACCTTTGATGATTTGGTTGTGACTAGTTCATTTCTGTGGAGAGCTGTACTGAAAAGAAACAGTGGAGCCTTTACTACCAATGAAAACTTTGGAGAAGAGACCGAGTCTGTAGTTCGTAAGTCAGAAAGCACTATTGTCAACCCGGAGATTACTCCAGCTCTCATCTCCCCTACAGAAACTCTAGCCTCAGATGATGTCACCGTTTTGGAAACCATCGCAACAAGAGGACCAAACGGAACGACGCGCGTTCCGTTTGTTATTGGTACTGGGAATGGTGGACAGCTCGAATTGTTTGCTCCCTTTGCTATCGATGAGCTTCCAGCTAGTAGTCTAGTTGTTTCTGTGGATGGAGTTGAGTGGGGGCTTGTAGGAAACCTTTCTCTCTATAGTTCAACTGATTTGGTTTACAGACTGGGTAGCGAAGATGGTATTGCTAAGATTGTATTTGGAGACGGGACGAACGGTAAGGCTGTTCCGGCTGGAGCTAAGGTAAGGATGCACTTTACTCCCGAAGCTGTTACGTTTGCTTCAATCAGTAATGGCTTTGCAGCTAATCTTGAGTTTAGTTCAGATGGTGTTGTGGGCCGAAGTTCCCTAGAAAGGCTGGGCAGTCCTTCTGGTGTTGTTAGCTATATCCTTCCCAAAGGTCAGACAAACATCCAGCTTCAGCATAAGAAGATTATCTCAACCGAAGCAACCCTTCATAATTGGTCTTTCCAGATTACAGAGCGAGACCTTACTGGAACGCTAATCACTTCTGGCATATTTCAAACTGAAGTTGCAAGCATTGATGACTTAACCCTAGCTGGTGACTATTACGTAGACTATGAGCATGGAGTTATCACTAGTTTTAACGCTACCTCCTCTACGAATATCACAATGGTTAGCTATAGATACTTCCCAATCTATAGAGATATCGGTTTCACATACTCTACAAGAGAGAATGGTTTTGATAGGATTGTCGTTGCTTCTGACAACTTTGTTCCAGGAGCGGGTAGCGATGTTACCGGTACGATCAGAGCTCCTTATGGCTTTAATGGTTACTTTTTCCCGCCAACGGAAGAGACCAATGTCAGTACCAATACTGGATATGTTATTCGTCTTAGTCAGAAGAATATCGTTAAGGGAAGCGTCATTATGCCTGATGATATCTTCCTCCCAGCAGTAGCTCCCGTAGAGGTAGTCTTTGCTAATGGGCACGATGAGCTTTATCAAAACCTACGAGTTCAGGCTGAGGTTATTCCGGATGTAGACTCTAGTCCAGTATTTACCTTTACTCTTGCTCACGGTACGGATAATGCTTTGTTTCAGGGGACTGGAGTTGTCTTCTCAAGGACAGATCTTTTCGTAACGGAGGTAGGTGGTGTTCCGGGGGTTGAGGGTCAGTACAATATTGATTATGCTACCGGTATCATTCAGGTTTATTACACTGGCTCCGAGACAGAGATTGGATCAACCACCTACACCTATAGTAGTGGGTTTGCTACCTCTACGGATGGTCGATACTCTGTTGACTATAAGAACGGAATCATCTATTGCATTGATACTGTCGAAGACGGTAAGGGAGTTTCTTACCGCTATACCCTTTATCAGTTGAAGTATAATGTAGCTAGAGTTCTCCCAGAGACAATGTTCTCTGTTGACGTAGAGGACAACACTATCTCACTGGAAACTGAGCAGTTGTTCTCTGGTAAGGTAGACTACCTCTATGGATATATTCCTGAGCTTACCCAAAACCTAGTTGAGGTAGCTCCTTTCTATACCCCAGTACTAAGAGATCTTAGATTTAGGGTCTTGGACCAATCAATCGTATGAGTTTAAAGGGCAGATATCATAACGTTCTCTTTACCGACTTCCTCCTACAGGAGTTGAAGCTGGGAACAGTTCCCAATATGGATGAACTGGAAGAGCAGGTGGTGGAGCTGGAAGCTAGCAATCCACTGTTGGGCGATAGGCCCCTTATCGCCTTAGAAAGTTTTGATATTGTCCATTATGAAACCGCCTCGGCTTCCAAGTGGAACACTACCCTTACAAGCCAGCACCGTGACATCACAGCAATGTATGACACGATCAAAGACCTGAGTGTAGCTACCATTAAGCAAGAGAGACGATGGGCTGCCTATTATGAGTCAGTAAGGCGAAGTTTGATTAGCCTGGAAGACCGAATTGAAAACCTTCTTCTTCTCAAGAGAGATACCCTTGGATACTTTGCTTATGTTTCTGACGACTTCGTCAACATGGAGCAAATCAATCAGACCCTAACGACTGCAAGAATCGATACGAATGCAGGCATTGCTGCCATGAGGGAAGAGTGGATTCCTAATGGAGCGGCAAGGATTCTTCCAGACGATGCATGGATAGCAAGCGCTCAACTTCTCTCTGCAAACAGCCTTGTCCTACAGGAGACCCCAGCAGGAATGGGAGTAGTTCATGCTATCGATGATGAATACTCTAAGTGGCTCTCTGTGGTTAGAACTTCAACTGCTCAAGTTATTACCCACAGTCTACTTGTAGATATGGGAGAGAGTAAGGCAGTAAGCAAGGCAACCTTCGTTCCCTTTGGCTCTACTGGTACGAGTGCCTTTGTAGTAAGTCTTATGTATAGTCAGAATGGGGTTGACTTTGTCCTAGTCCCAGGTCAGCCAAGCATTAGCCTTGTAAGCAGTCCAGGGGTATGGATGTTCCCCGAGATTCAGGCTCGGTTCTTTAAGTTCATTATCTCCAAGTCAGGCTATGATGACGTAGACATCGATAATAACTTTGTGTATGAATTTGGGTGTAAGAATGTTAGCTTCTATCGCCCCAAGTTTGATGTAGCCCTTGGAACTCTTCTTGAGTCCAATGCCCTTAGCGTAGAAGACAACGATGGTGTAGTTAAAACCTTCTCAAAGGTTGCCCTTCATACTTGTGACTTTAAGCCTGAGGGAACTGATATCTACTACTGGGTAAGCCCAGATGGCGTTACCTTTATTCCGATTTCATCCTTGGGTGACGGTGCTCCTTCTCACCCACAGGTAATTGATTTTACAGACTCTGTCCCTGTTAACAATGTAGGGTCTACTAGTGTTTTCGATGCAACCAAGGACGCTGAAGCTCTGGACTCAACAGCGGCTCACGGCATTACTCTGAATGGAATATCAGATGTTGCGCTGAACTCCTTTGTTCCTTTGGCTTCTGTAGGAGACATTAATGAAACTACCTATGTGGTATATCGTAACCTAGGAAATCGTGATGAGATCGTTAGGGGAATATCCTCTGGTTGGTCTTTGGATGTAGAGACGAATGTTTATCAAACCATCCTTAGAGTAGATGATCCTAATGGATATGAGATTAACCTAGGCTCCACTTCAGCAAAGATTGATGGAGTAGAGCGAACAGGGGCTATCCTCCTAAGCAAGGGGGACTATCTATTCCAAACAGATGCAGAGAACTGGAAGCTACTCGATACGACAACTCCATTAACCACAGAAGTCCTTCTAGAAGCAAGCGATTCCCTTTATCCCTATAACCATAAGTATATTGTAGAAGGCTATCCATATCCTACGGGCTTTACCGGAGAGAAGATTTATACTGGAGGGGTGTTCTGGGCAGAAAGGAAGATAGTCTTTGTCTCTCAGCAGGAGTTCGATAGCCTCTCTGACACTGGAGAACTCGGAGTGTATACTCGAAGAGTAGATGCTTCTGGCAATATTGCATTTATATTTAAGACTCAACAGAGTTTTGGTGATCACTTCAGTGAACGTTTCAGGGTAGAGTACAAACTCCCCACAAGAACTTTTACTAACATTACCTTAAGGGCTATCCTAAGCACTTCAGACCCTTCTGTGTCGCCATTCATCGACTCTTACACAATCAAGCTAGGTTAATCTATGTCTACTGTCCCAATTATTGTTTCACGCACAAGGTCACGTAAAACCCCCGAAGGTGGTGGGTTTAGCGTAAAGCGTATTAACTCAACCTTTAATGAGCTTTCCCGTGATATACAAGAGCTGCAGTCGGTCTATAACAATACCTTAAGGCCTTTGATTGCTCAGCTACCACTTGGTATTCTTGATGCAGACAATGCAACAGATACTCCAATTGGGGATGCTCTTGATGCTATTAAAAATGGTCTTAGCGGTGACCAGGTTTGGACTGACAACACTGCAACCAATAAGAGCAGTGTGCTCTTCTGGGACGGTGGTAGAAAACTCACCATCAAGGAAACGATCTTAAAGCTGGCTGGTCAGCTAGATGCCTCTATCACTGCCATTAATCAGGCATTTTTCCAGATTAATAATGACCCCATCTCAGACTATACCAAGGCCTACATTGGGTTAAAGGCATTTGATGCTACCCTAACGTCTGGCCCAGGCTCAATGGATGCTCAGCTTGATGCTATTCGAGCCTTCATCGGTAGTGACGGGGTAGGCGATAGTACTCCTGACTATAGCTCTACTGTCCACATCACCCAGAACACTAGCCTTGAGGCAGCTATCAGTGCATTGGATGCAGCCATGACAGCCTCTGCTTCCTACACAGCCGATGGCCTGGGCATTGAGCTTACTGGTACTCAGTTTTCTTTGGAGATTGATACCACAGGTGACACTGTTCTTAGTAAAAGTGCTAATGGAATTACGGCCTTTAATAATGGTAACTGGTGGAATGCTCGTGCTCTTCAGGGTGTTGCTATTAGTGGGGCAGCCCCCACTGCTGATTTTGTTCTCACCTATAACAACGTCAGTTCTGAATGGGAGCCCAGGGTTGCTTCAGGTACTACCTATACTGCTGATGGAGATGGGCTTGAGCTTGTGGGAACCGAGTTTCAGCTTGAGCTTGACGGAGATACTCTTACTAAGAGTGCTTCTGGGCTTAAGCAGACTAGAACTCATTCGTGGTTGCATCCTCGTGAGTTTAATGCCCATGTGGCTACTACTCCAGAGACTCTTAGCCTTATCAAAGGGGCAGGAGCTGCTGCTTTTGCAGCTATTGTTCTTGCCTATGATGGTATGGATGATGAGTATGCATCTCTGGTAATCGAAGTCCCCCGTCGAGAGGATGGGACTTTGCCTGCTACCGTTCAGGCGACCATTTATGTAATGGGAACCTCCGTTCCGGGTGGTGGCAGTGGCGCTGCGTTCTATCTACACTATGGTTTAGCTGGTACTGATGTGGATGTGGTAGGGGATGCTGAAACCTTTGCTGGCACTTGGGGGTTGGCAGAAAGCAATGTCTTCACCATCGCCAATGCTGACGATGTGCAGAACTTTGAATACGCTACTCAAACGCTTGAGAATGGAGTCAGTGGCCTTGGTCTTATTAATATTAAGATAAGTCGCCTCGCAGCTACAGACGCTGCAGACACCTACACAGACGATGCTCTCTTCCTTGGGCTAGGCCTTAATTGGACCTGGTAATCTTTAAGTAAAATCGGAGGCAATGAATGCCCAATATTTTCCGCAAGAATTCTTCGCGGGGATCACGAACTCTTAAGCCTAAGAGTCGAGCTCCTGTGTCGAGAGTTCCGGGTGGCTTTACTCGGACTAAGTTTCGTGCTCAGCATGAACTCATCAGAGCCCACTCAAAGTTTTCCTTTGAAAATAAGGAAGCAGCTCTTCAAATTTGTATTCAACGTAAGCTGGGTGGATTGGGTGATGTTCTTATGACAACCCCAACCGTTAGGGCTATCCGTCAAGAGTATCCGAATTGTATTATTACTTATGCTACAGACCCTACCCTTTTTAGGGTGGTAGAAAACAATCCAGACATTGATACAATTGTAGATTTCCGGACAATTGATCCAGGGATTTATGATTACTTTGCTGATGTGACTAGTGTTTGTCCTTCCTATGAGAAGACATCTAATCCTCCCATCAATCGTATTGACCTGTTTGCCAAGTACGTAGGAATTCAGCTAAGACAGTATTCTCCTATTTACAAACCCAAGGTTGATGAGGTAGAATGGGCGCAGAAATGGCTAGAGCAAAAGTGGGGAGAAAGAGATAGCTATAAGCTTATCTTCCTCTCTGTAGCTTCAGTCGACCATAGGCGTTCTTGGCCTGTGGATAAAACTACCCAGCTGATTAACCAGATAACAGCCTTCCGACCTGATGTGAGAATTATCATTGATGACTTTAATGGACGGGCCGATTCCTGGGGACAGCCAAACACTACGGCTGAGAAGTTTGGCTTCCGGCCTGCGGCGGCGTTAATTAATGAGTCTGATCTTTTTGTTGGCCCTGACAGTGGCATGCTACATTTGGCTGGCGCGCTTGGACTGAATATTGTTTCTATCTTTGGGCCCACTGATCCAGCAGCCCGTATCAATCACTACCCTGGAGCTATTGCAGTCACTGCAGAGCTAGGATGTCAGTATTGTTGGTATGCTAGATGTAGCTATAATCATGCTTGCATGAATGATCTTCCAGTTGCCAAGGTTCAAGAGTATGTCCTCAAGAAGCTTGAGTACAAACTGCCTGAAGGTGCCTTTGCTGAGAACAAGCTTATTCTTCACAGCTTAGGACAAGACCCCAGGGCTGAAGCTATTAAGCGCGGGCTAAAACGTGGACTGACAGAAGCTGGTTACACAATCCTTGAAAACGCAATTGCCATAGATAAGAAGGATATTGTTATCGATATTATCTCCACAGACAATATTGGACCCAAAGCTAAGCTACCCCCTAAGGGCATCATAAATTGTGTTTATGCTATTGTGCCGGGACCGGTGGATAAGCTGGCTGCTCTCCGCTTAGCTAAATACTATGATGTAATCATATGCTCTACTCCAAAAGAAGCTGAATATATTTGGGATGCTGGAGTTAGGAAGCCTACACAGATCGTTTCCTTACCCATCTTTAGAGATCAGATTAGACTAGATAGGAAGACAGTTAGTGATGTCACCAGTTGGCGTAGTGAATCTGAAACATCAATTAATAACCTACTGGGAATGTCTGGCATTGTTGTGGACCTTGATCCGAACACTGATGGAACATTAATCGCTCAAGCTGCGGTCCATGGGGCACTGTGTATTGTTCATAGTGATGCAAAGCTTTTGATTCCAGACAGTCTTCTAGTTAAGGTAGACCCTAGTGACCTAGAAGAAACAATAGAATGGCTTCAAAACGATAAAGTATATTCAAACGAGCTAGTTAAGCAGACTATCAAGTGGTGTTTACAGAATCTAGGGAAGCCAAGTATTTCTATAATTGCCACATCTCTCTATCAAAGGATGACCCTCTAGTGAAAAAGATTGCTCTGTATTTTGTCGGAAGTGATGCTCAACAGATTGAGGCTATAACTCGAGCTGTTGAGTGTATTGTCGCTTTTGGAAACAGAAGCATGGCTTGGGTCTTTGTTGTCCAGCCTTTTATGCTGAAGTCCATTAGGCAAAACTTTAGCATTACCTATATTCCTACCAATAGGTTTGTACCCTCTAGATTCTCAACAACAGTGATGGTGAGCAATGTGTTCAAAGATACTCATAGAACACTATGGTATGAGACGGCGTTGGCGTTTCTATGTGACAAATTCAAGATCAAAATCAAAGAGTCGGCGCTTGAAGCGGTTTCCGACTCCCCAATGAACCGAGAAAAGGAAATTAGTCTGTGCTTTACCTCTGTGTTTAATCCTTGTGATGGGTATGGGTCTTCCGCTGAAGCGTTAGCTGTTGCTATGGCTCGTCTAGATAAACAAATGCATTGGGATGCCTTCGAGTCCTTTCCAGACTCTATAAGACTAGCTAGTAAAGATGGATTACGTTTAGTAAAAGAGTCTCAGAGGCAGCAGTCCATGACGATAAGAGAGTATCTTCTTTATTACACTCCCAATGGTTGGAATAAAGCACCCAAGAGCAGGATTGCTAGAGCCAAAGGGTTAAGGCTAGGGTTGATGACAATGTTTGAAACAACACAGCTTCCCTCTAATTGGCCTAAGAAAATCAACTCTCATTTTGATTACGTTGTTGTCCCTGCTGAGTTTAATAAGACTGTCTTTGAAGACTCTGGAGTAAGAATACCTATTAAGGTTTCACCCCTTGGAGTTGATCCTGAACGTTGGCCACTACTTAAGAGATCGCTCACTAAGGATAGACCATTTCGCTTTTTACTCTATAGCAATACTCGATGGGATTGTCCTAGAAAAAACGCCGATCTTACCCTTCAAGCTTTTCGGACAGCGTTTCCTAAAGACAAAAATGTGGAGCTTATCATTAAGACTTCTTTTGGGGGAAACGTTCCTCGATTAAGGCCTAATGAAAAGATCATAGATGGGAGGCTATCCCAGCCTAAGATGCTAAGCTTGTTGCAGAATGTCGACTGTTTGGTCTTTGCTTCTTCTGGGGAGGGTTTCGGCCTTCCTCCCCGTGAAGCAATGTCTACTGGACTTCCAGTTATTTTATGTAAGTGGAGTGCTTTAGAAGACATTTGTATCAGGGGTGTAAGCTATTGGGTTAATCCTAAGGGTCTTCAGGATGCTAGAATTCCTGGCTGGCTTCAGGCAGAGAATAATGGGTCTGAAGTTTTCGGACAATTTGCAGAGATCGATGTCCCCGCTCTGGCCCAGAAGATGCGTCAGGTTTACCGTGAGCAAGACAAGGCCCATAAAGTAGGGCTTGCTGCTGCGAAATGGATTCGGGAAAATAATACCTATAACCAAGCGGCTAAAAGCCTTCTGAATATCACTGTCCCAGATAGGTTGGTGATTTTAGAAGAGACTAAGCCTATCCTTAAAGGAGAGAATTATATGAAAATCGAAATCATTAAGATTACCAAGAGAAGCTCTAAGCGCTATATCTATTTCAAAGTTACAAACGATAGTGGAAAAGTTTACGCTTCCGACAATAAGCTTCATGTTCGGTTCAGCAGAGCTGTTGGTAAGAACGGAAAGGAAGCGTCTGATCCAAGCTATGGGTTATACGAATTGCCTAAGGAGCTTAAAGTTGGTGAAGTTGTAGAGGGTCGCCTCACTGTAGACTTAAAGAAGACTGGTTCATTTGTAGGACAGCTTGGCCTAGTAACTGAAATGGTTCGCTGGTGGGATACAAAAGAAGTAGATTTGACAGCCTAAAGGTAAACTATGATTCATTCTACTGCTTTGGTTGCTCCTCATATTAGTGTTCCTAGAAGTACCTATATCGGTCCTTATTGTGTTATTGAAGGCAATACGTTCATTGGGGAAAATTGTCACATTGGTCCACACGTAAGTATAGGTCAATGGGCTGAGCACTCTAGTGATAAGTATGAGCTTAATCCTGTATACAGATCTCCGGGTAAGATTGTTATTGGGGATCGTATTGTCATTAGGGAGTTTACGACTGTGAACTCTCCAATGAAAGACCTTACCTTTATTGGGGATGATTGCTATGTCATGGCTCGTTGCCATATTAGTCACGATTGTTACTTAGAGCCATACGCTATCTTAAGTACGAACGTATGCTTAGGAGGCTGGACTCGCATCATGCGAGCAGCCAATGTTGGGCTTGGGGTTATAACTCATCAGTTTACTACGGTGGGCGCTTATAGTATGACTGCTATGAACTCTACAATAGTTAAAGACATTCCACCCCTTGCTAAATATATTCCCGGCAAGCCGCTAGGCCAGAACACTTATAGCTTTAAGAAGTGGAATCTCCCTAGTGGAGATGATAGTTTCATTTCTGGACTAGAAGCAGAGTGGGAGAAATGTCGGCGTCCCAATAGAAGGAGCTATTAATGAAACATCTTGTTATTGGTTTAGGCGAGATTGGTAATCCTATTTATCATTTGCTAGCTGCTGCTTGTGATGACGTAAAAGCTATCGACCCAGCTCAGGGCTTTCATCCGCCCAAAAGGGATGAGAATGTGTTTTGCATGCATATCTGTATCCCTGGAGAGTTAAAGGGATTTGAGAATATTGTTTCAGAATATATTCGAACCTATACCCCCCTCTATACAGTTATTCACGCTACTGTTCCCGTTGGAACTACGCGTCGTATTCAGGAACAGACCCAGTCTTTCGTATACCATTCCCCAGTACTAGGAAAGCATGCTAATGATCAGATGACTTCGGACATGCTCAAGTATCCTAAGTTCATTAGTGGAACCCACTTTAAGCCTGACCTTATGGCTAAGCTAAGTGCTGCTGGGTTTAAGCCACGATGGATGGGTAACAAACCAGAGAACGCAGAGCTAGCTAAGATCCTCCAAACAACTTTGGTTGGGTACCTCATTGCCTGGACTCAAATGGCTCAACAACTATGCGACACGGCACAGGCGGACTATGACTTTGTTAGTCAGATTTGGAAGCTTCAAGCTAGCGATTATGATATTCAGAATAAGTTCCCTGGTGTTATTGGCGGACACTGCATTATGCAGAACCTTCCACTGCTAGACCAGCTAACAGCAACAATGCTAACTGAGCTAATTCGACAATCAAATGAAACTACAATTAAGCGAGGAGAGTGGGTTGACGACAGAGCTGAGTAATAGGCTTGTCCCTTTTTCTGGTGGTCGTTTTCAGTTGACTGATCTTATTAATCCAGGGAAAATAGATATTCATCAGTTTGCTAAGTATGGAAGATGCCATCTAATTGATCAGCGAACCCCAATTACAAGTATGGGGTCTTGTTTCGCTAGAAATATTGCAACCTTCTTGCGCAAAGCCAAATACAACTATTTGATAACTGAACCTCACAATTGTCTCCATGCTAGTTGTGGATGGAATAGGGTTTACAACAGTGCTTCAATGAGACAAATCTTTGAGTACTCTTTGGGTAATTTTAATCCAGTTCAGCGTTGGTGGAGACATCCTGATAAAAGGGCTATTGATCCTTTTAGAGAGTACTCATACTATGACTGGGAGTCTAAAGAGATTGACTTCCAAAAACATGTTAGTGCCTCTAGAAAGGCCCTTACAACAGCTAAGGTAGTTATTCTTACCCTAGGACTAACGGAAACTTGGAGGGATTCGAGAGATCACTCTACTTTTAGTCTTATGCCTCCAGTTAGCATAGGGCTTTATGATCCAAAAATACATGAGTTCCATATTCAAACGGTTGATGAAGTTTTGGGTGATCTCAATCGGTGTCGTGAGCTCCTTAAAGAGCACAACCCTTCAGCTCAGATTATTTTGAGTGTAAGTCCTGTTCCTCTACATGCAACTTTCCGCCGTAACGTTAATACCTGGGTGGCTAATGGGCTCAGTAAGTGTACGTTACGCACCGCTGCTGAATATTTTTGTCAAAGCTATAACAACACAACATATTTTGAATCGTATGACATTATTACCCAAGCAATCAAAGATCCCTTTACAGATGATAATCGTCACGTAAAGCCTCATGTCATCTCAGCTATGATGAAGATCTTTTTGCGTAAATACAGAATTAAAGGAGCTACCAGTCTATGAAAAACCTAGGGACTGCTGTTATTGGTTGTGGCTATTGGGGCCCCAACATTACTCGAAACCTTAACACTATATCTGACCTTAAGTATGTATGCGATCTGGACCCAGATCTAGCCCAAGCTCAGGCTGACAAATATCCAGGGGTGGAGGTTGCTTCTATTGAAACAATCCTTAGTGACAATACGGTTAATGCTGTAGCTATTGTTACCCCTCCGTCCACACACCTAGCTATCGCTAGGCTTTGCTTAATGGCGGGTAAACATATTTTTGTAGAGAAGCCTCTTGCTGCGTCTGATAGTGATGCTAGTCAGTTGCTTTCTTTAAGTCGAACCTTTAGTCACCTTACTTGTTGTGTTGGTCATATTTTCGTTTTCAGTCCTGAGATCCTTGAGCTTAAAAGGCTTATAGATAGTGGAAAGGTAGGAAAGGTTAAGGCTATTAATATTAGTCGTCTTAACTGGGGTAAGTTTCAAGAGTGTGGTGTAGAGCTAGACCTCTTGCCTCATGACCTTAGTATTATCCAGTACCTTACAGGAGATAACCCTGTTCTTTTGTCAAGAACATCGCTAGACAATGAGTCTATCTCGGTGGCCGGCTCTTCTCTGTATAGGCTGGCGTCAGGGGTTGATGCCCTTGTTAACTACAGTTGGGCTCATACTGAAAAGGTAAGAAAAATAAGTATTCTAGGAACTGATGGTATCATAGAGTATGACATGTCTAAGCCTAAGGAGTTAGCCTTCTGGGATCAACGAATTATTGGTGAAAATAAGCCTGGTATTCTTAAGGTTCTTGAAGTAAAAGATCACTCCGAGCCACTCAGGGCCGAATTAGATTTTTGGTTAAGTCTAGTTGCAGGGATTAATCCTGAGGAAGTAAACCGAATTAGTTTTGAGCATGGATATGCTGTAGTGAGTGCTATCTAATTATGACTTCTATCACAGCTATTATGAAAGCCCGGAACGTAGAAATTATGGACTACGGGCTGGAGGCTGCTATTGAGCAAGCCTTGGTTGGTTGTGATGAGGTTTCTATTAGTGTCGGCCTATCACAAGATAATACTGTTGGTATTGTTGAAGATTTGGCAGCAAAGTATCGAGGACGCATTCGCTATAAGGTATATGGATTTGAATTTAATCGTCACTGGCAAGAGAAGGCCTGGGATGTAGCCTTCCAGATGAGTTCCTGTGATTGGGTTTTTGCTGTGGATGCTGACGAGGGTATTCATGAAGACCACATGGCTACCCTTAAAGACCAGTTGGGAAAAGGGGGAACACAATTTGCCTCCCTTCCGGTTACTCATTTTTATGGGACGCCTCGCTATATTGCACAGGGGCCTGCATTCTATAAGCGTCACTGTCGAATAGGTCATCGTTCTAGTGGTTTTGCTGTTAAGAACTTCCGCACAGACGATAACCGTAGACCTGTTTGTGATGTAGTTGGAAGGGTTAACGGAAAAGAGATTACTCTTCATAACTATGGGGGTAAAGAAATGCTTAGCCTATCTATTCCACTTTGGCACTATGGATGGGTACGGTCAGCTCGCGCTATGGGAATGAGACGCATCCTAGGAAAGGCTTGGTATACGAACGATAAAGAATTTGAAGTAGAGCTTCCTGAAAAGTTTAATGAGTTCGACTACGAGATGAAGAAAAGCTTACCTAATCTTAAAAGATACAACGGACGACACCCTAATCATTTTCAAGATTTGTGGTTTCCTATTAACCCTCATCCCAAAGAGTGGGCTATATTAGAGGCTCAAGTATGAAAATTACAGGTCTAGTTTTGACGTTGAATGAGATGTTTTATATTAGGGCATCATTACATAATGCTACAAGGCATTGTCACCATGTAATAGTTTTGGATGGCGGTAGTACAGATGGAACAGAAAAATATCTAGCTGAAGTTGCAGAGAAAGATTCTCGGGTAACCTACATAAGTAAGCCGCAAAAGGTACGCCGGATGTATGATGACAGTTGGGATCAGTCAGGTCGATTAAATCTTCTTATAGATATGTCTTCCACTGATTGGGTTTTTCTCCTAGGTGCTGACGAATGCCTTAGTGATAGCGCAAACCTTTCCACCCTAGCCCTAAGTGGGTTATCTTCAGCTTATCGTTTTCCTAGATATTCATTGTTTTCAAGAAAGGCTTATGCTCCTACTTGGTTTCCAGATTCACAGCTTAGATTATTTGATAGGACTGCCTACAATGGTGTAAGATTTCCAGATGGAATTAATAGGCATTGCCTACCAACATCAGATATGGGAGATGGGGAAACCATTCCTGCCCATGTTGTTGATGATTATTTAGTTCATTACCATCATGGCTTTGGTCCCAAGAAATGTAGACCAGGTCCTGGTATGGAATTAGCACCTATCCCTCGAAACTTTAAACATTCAACCGATGCACAAACATGGATGCTTGATCGAGAGTATTGGCCGGAGGACTTTAGATATGAGTTCGGCCTTTACGGAAATCTCCCCGGAAGAACTGGGGACTATAAGAAGTAGTATTAGTTTTGGAACTCACTCCTGAAGAAATTGCTCTGCTGGTTGAGTTTGCCGATATGGCTTGCAAGTATCTAAGACATAACTTGCCCTTGAGAGGACCTTTTAATCAATTAGCAATTGATGCAACCAAAGGTAAGCTTTGGGCTAACTTAGAGCTTATCGAGAAGGTTCGTATCATATTAAGGAATTATTATAATGACAGTTCCCTTCGTTGACCTTAAGGGTCAGTATCTCCCCATTCAGCAAGCTATCGAAAACGATGTACTAGAAGTGCTTCGATCGTGGTGGGTTGTTGGTGGTCCGTTTTTGAATAAGTTTGAAGAAGAGTTTGCCGAATACATGGGTGTAGATTTTGCTATTGGTTGTAGTAGTGGAACATCAGCTCTAGAGGTTGCTCTACGCGCCTTGGAGATTGGGCCTGGGGATAGAGTTCTTGTTCCCGTTAACACTTTCATTGCAAGCGCCTTTGCTATTACCGCAGCAGGTGCTACGCCTGTGTTTGTGGATGTAGATCCGTCTACCTACCTAATGAGTGTTGATGGGTGTATCAAGGAACTATCTAAACAGGATGCGAAGAGTATTAAGGCCATCATGCCCGTTCATCTATATGGACAGATGGTTGATATGAAGCTCTTTGCAGAGCTAGCCAAGGACTACGGCGTCGCTCTTATTGAAGATGCTGCACAGGCGATTGGAGCCCGGTCTGGGGGCTATGGGGTGGGTGAGTTAAGTGATATAGCTTGTACGTCCTTTTACCCGGCTAAGAATTTAGGAACCTGTGGACAGGGTGGAGCAATTATTACCAAAAGCCCTGGTTTGGCTGAAGTTGCTCGACAAATCATTAACCAAGGAAGCGCTTCAAAATATGATCATGTAATTATTGGACATAACCATCGCTTGGACTCTATTCATGCTGCTCAGCTCAGACATGCACTTAAGTCTTTGGATTCATGGAATGCTAGGCGACGAGAGGTTGCTGCGCGTTATGATAAAGCCTTTGGGAATAGGGCTCCATTCATTGATCCAATAGCTGTTCCTGTCTTTCACTTGTATGAGTATAAGTGTGATAGTAAGGAGGATAGAGAGGCCCTTATGGCTTGGCTAGGTGAGGCTGGTGTTGCTTGTGGTTTACACTATCCATCGATTATCACTGACTCTACTCCCTATCTTACAAAGGATAAGGGAGGATTCAGGGTGGCCCGAGATCTTTGTGATCGTCTCCTTAGTCTGCCTGTGTTCCCAACAATGACCAATGAACAGGTTGATGAAGTCATTGCAGCCGTAGAAGCGTACAGGAGTCAGTAATGAAGACAGCAATAGTAACTGGAGTCAGTGGACAGGATGGTTTTGATTGTTGTGGCAAGCATTTCACTACTTTCCAGGGGCTTAGTGTTCATTTCTCTCGAAAGCGATGCTCTGGCTTAGAGGAGTTTAAGGCTTGGTTACTTGCTAAGGAGATTAAAATGAAAACAGCTGTGATAACAGGCATTTCGGGTCAGGACGGGTCGTATTTGGCCGAGCATCTTCTAGCCAAGGGCTATACGGTCGTCGGGATCGACAGGAGAAAAAGTACCCGGGTTGGGCTGGGGGAAAATACAACCCTTTTTGCTGATCACCCATCCTTCATCTCCTGCTTTGGAGACATAAAGGACGCCTCATTTATCAACTGGATAGTTCAAGAGTATAAGCCTGAGAAGTACTTCAATCTAGCTGCTCAATCTCACGTTGGGCAATCCTTTAAGGAACCCTTAGAGACTTTTGATACAGATGCTAGAGCGGTCATTGTAGTCTTGGATTCCATTCGGAGGAACTCTCCCGAGACTAGGTTCTACCAGGCATCTACTAGTGAGCTATTTGGTGGACTTGACTGTCCCTCTACTGGCTACACTGAAGACAGTCCTCTTTACCCTAGGAGTCCCTATGGTGTTGCTAAGCTTGCAGCCTACTGGGCTGTTAAAAACTACCGCGAAGCGTATGGTCTTTTTGCCTGCAACGGGATTCTCTTCAATCATGAGTCACCTCGTCGTGGGAGCGACTTCGTTACAAGAAAAATTACTCTTGGAATTTCTGCAATCGCACAGGGAAAGGCGGAAACAATCAGCCTTGGAAACATTGACGCCCGAAGAGATTGGGGTTTCGCTGGAGATTATGTGCAGGCTATGGATCTTATGCTGGATGCAGATGAGCCAGACGAGTTCATTGTTGCTACAGGCAAGTCCATCTCAGTTCGAGACTTCCTACGCAGTGCAATTCGATCCGCTGGATTGGACGATTCGGCCTGGGAAAAGTATGTGGATTACGATCCACGTTTCATGAGGCCATCTGAAGTCCCCAATCTGTTAGGCAATCCAACTAAAATTAACCAGGTACTAGGCTGGGAGGCAACGCACACCGTTGACGACTTAGTAAAGATGATGATAGAGACTGATCTGGTATAATAAGAGCTCTACTCTACTCTACAAAAAGGAGTCACTACTATGACTGAAGAATTTAACGAAGAAGATGACTTTGATTTAGGTATTCCTGATCTTCCTATTGAAGATTTTGAAATCCCTGAAGATGAGGACATCGGTCTTGAGTCTACTCATGGTGGCTCTATTGAAATTGCCTTCCTAGGTGGTGGCCAGGGTGGTAGTCGCTTAGTAGAGGCTTTCTATAAGCTTGGATATAAGAAAGCTCTTGTAGTCAACACAGCTAAGCACGACCTTCATCACATACAGCTACCAGAGAATCAGAAGGTTCATCTAGGTGGTGACTTGAAGGGTGCTGGAAAGAACATGGAAGCTGGTCGACTGGCCGCTGAATCCTGTGATCAGGACATCTACAACCTAATGCTTAAGACCTTCGGTAAGGTTGATAGGATCTTCGTGGCTGCTGGAGCAGGCGGTGGATCTGGCGGTGGATCTTGTAAAGTTTTGATCGACCTGGCTCAGAGATATTTACGCTATATTGGTCATGTTGATGCTGAACGAAGAACTGGCGTAGTGATTGCTCTACCAACCTCAGGAGAGTGTGCCTCTCCTAGAGTAGCTCAGAATGCTAAGAATCTAGTGACTGATCTGTGCACTATGGCAGAAGTAGGTCAGATTGCTCCACTATTAATTGTTGATAACGATAAGATTAAGAAGCTTTATCCTCGTATGACAGTCAAGCAGTTCTGGCCGACCGTCAATAACACTGTGGCTGGACTTTTCCATACACTTAACGTTATTACAATCAAGAACAGTGAGTACACGTCTTTTGATCCTGCTGATTTCGACTCCCTACTCTCCCTAAGTGGTTGTATGCTATTAGGCATTACTACCGTAAGGGATGTATCTTCTCATACCTCTATTAGTAAGGCACTGAAGGATAACCTTGGAAAGACTTTGCTTGCAGGAGGCTTTGACCTTAGTACGGCTGAGGGCGTAGCTACTGTAGTCGTCGGAGGTAGAGATCTTTTCGCAGAAGTTGAGGGATTAATGGATGCTATTGAATTTGGCTTCGACACGACTGCTAATATTGTCGGAGATGCGCTTGTTCACAGAGGAATCTATGAATCTGGTAGGGGCAAGCTTCGTGTCTATACGGTAGTAGCTGGCTTAAAACGTCCAGAAAAAAGACTAGAAGAGCTTTCTCGCCTACTTAAGGAATAAAATTATATGATAAGCCTAACTCAAATAGCAACGACAACAATCTTACAGACAATGCAAGAAGATTCTGAATGCCAAGGGAAAGCCCTACGGGTAGCCGTAAGGGGTGGTGGATGTTCTGGATATAGTTATGCATTAGATTTTGATGAGCCAGACGAAGAGGATATAGTCTTTAGTGCCGGGGATCTGACGGTGTGTGTGGATAGTCATTCATATGCTTTGTTAGAGGACACTGAGATTGATTACATTGATGAGCCCTTCAGTAAGGGGTTTCAATTTAATAACCCTAATGCGAAAACAACATGCAGATGTGGTTCGAGTTGGTCTTGATCGTCTTACAGAGGGGATACTAGATGGAGCCTATTACAATCGGAACTAGCGCTATTGGTCTTGTCGGACTGTTTGGCGGCTTGCTTACAATCTACTACAGGCTTAAGTCAAGCTTTACGGCAGACATGGACGCTATTGTTGAGACACAGCTAGACAAGCATGAAAAGGATGCTACTACTACTCACAATAAGATAAATCTAAAGATTCAGGCACTTGAATTAAAGTTTACCAACCTAGAAGAACACACTGTTAAAAAGGAAGCCTTTGTAGAGGTGAGTTCTCGGCTTGTTCACATTGAAGCTACGCTCCTTGAGCTTAAGCAGATGATGAAGGACCAACACGATAGATCTTAACTATGAAACGAGGGAATAGAAAGCTTAGAGCAGCTTGGCTTTTAACTAGCCTTGCTACTGCTATGCTTATTGCTCCTACGTTAGCCAGTGCTAGTGCTGTTGCTTTGGGTGTTAACTTTACTTGGGTATTGATTGGGGAATCTACTTGGGCTGCCGTGCTTACCCTTTTATGGGCTGCTTATTTTGGAGCTAATGTTGTTGAAAAGCATACCAGCTTCCTTCCTGACCATCAATACAACGCCGACCTTGATGCTCAAGGCGCAACAATAACGATCACTGAAGAGGAGATCGATGGAGACCTACTATAAATGCCAACCACTAATGAATACCTAGACTTAGAAAGACGAGTCAGGGCTCTAGAGTCTGCTGTAAATAGCATTCTCACTGCTATCACGAAGTTCGTAACAGTAGACCAAGTTACCCAACTAGGTTTGCTACGGCAGACGGAGGTAGCAGAGCATTCTGTACGCCTAACGGGTACAGAGGCACGCCTCGCGATTCTAGAAAGTTATCATCGGACATAATCTTTATCCCTATGTACCAGGCACACTGATCGGGGTCTGAAGCAACCCATCGGTTCGACCAGACCGTAAGCCCTGGCATGCACAAAAAGCAAGGCTCCTCGTGGGTACGGGGAGCTTTTTTGCGTGTGGGGAGTTCATGTTCCCAAAGCGCTTGAGCCCAAGTAAATTCACCAGTCTCTTCGAGGATAATATAGGTGTGAGTCTTGGCAAAATTGATGGCATAGACTTCATCCTCAAATGGAAGGAAGTATGGAGACCAATAGGGGTGATTGAGAGGGCTTAGCTCAAAGTTCGCGAGCTCTTCGGTGTTTCCTTTTGATAGTAGATCAAGGACTCGTCGAGTCTGCGTAAAGTAACCTTCGGAAGTATATAAATCAATCATTGATGGCTCCTAGGTAGAAGTGAAGATGCTTAGTAAGCACAAGAGCACCCAGGGTTATTGCGATCTGAACCTCAGTCTCTATATCCCAGCAGATGCAGTGCTCATGAGCCTTGAAGTGGTGAGTCGTAACTCTAGATGAGCCTGAGGCCCAAGTGTAGCGTCCGACTAACGTCGGCGCGCGCTTAAGTGTGTTAGATAGGAAGATCATTCACGCAGCGTAGATGCAAATGCCGGGTAAAAGTGAAGATGTGTTGATCATAGACAATGTCTTTACAGGAATTGATCTCGAAGCACACATCTGTCTTGAATCTAAAGCGGTGGATGAACTCACGAGGCTTAGCTGTGCCAGGGTAAAAGGTGAATTTACCCAGCTTTGCCGGGGTATAAATTGGTCGCCCACAAGTCAGTAAGATCATTTATATATGGCCAGTACCAACCGATATTTTGCGTAGTTGAGATGGATGTTTTTAAAGCATATGACTCCATGTTCATTCAAAGGAATGTGCCATACAATCTTATCGTTCTCCCACCAATCAAAGCGGCCCCATCGTAGCCTGATTGAAGGAGAGGTTGGTTTATCTAAAGTCATGAATAACATACATGTCCTTATAGTGTATCAGACTCTACCAGCGACCTAGAAGATCGTAACCAGCACGGGCTCTCAATGTAAGGTAAAGATGAGAGATAAGAGGATGGCGTTTGTAGATAGTGTCGTAAAAGTAGAGGTAGCGTTCGAGTCCCATAGCCTTGAAGCTCCACCGACTCCACTCCTCTAGGGGTATTATCCTGTAGGTAGGATTGTGGCTTATAAAGAGCACATTCCCTCGTGAAGATCCTTATTTCCCCAGCATAGATGAACCTTCTCAGGAGGGCTAGGCATCCATGAATGGTAGGAGCATTCGAGCTTGGTAGGTATGACCCACATAGCTGCTGAGACAGGGTTTTCAGCACCGTGCTGCACACCCATCTCCCAGACTAACGCTACTACTGGTCTAAATTCTGTCTTGTTGCTCAGCATTATCATAAGAACCCCTAAAGGAAACTAGAAAAGGCCACCTCAGCTATGCCGAGATGACCTTCCAGGGAGTAGTAGATGTCTAAGGGGGATTAGATTCTACGGTATGTGAGGACCAGGGTTGGGTCCTCTGCTGGCACTTCATTACTGAAGGCTGCTTCAATTCCATTCTCGACACTAATTCTAATACCCAAACAATTTTCCTGGGAGAAGATAACGTCGGCTGCTTTTTCTGCCTGTGCCTGTAGGTCGAGTCGTGAAGCTGAGCGTGCATTCAAAACAGATCGCCACTGAAGCTCCTTACCAGGGTCACAGGCCGTATACTGCCATTCATAGCACCGTCTCATTCTCATCGTGTTAATAGTGAATGCCGTGAACTGGTCTTCGTCGTTAAAATCACCACTCAGGGCTGGCAAACTGCCAATGCCCATATCTGTGTTGTGCTCTGCCTTAAAGGTAGCGATTCTAGTGTCCTCTCGTGGGAACTTTTGGGCGACAATGTCTGCCTGGGTCTGGGGCTCATAGCCCTTGGAAATGTTTTTTCTCAGAATAGCCATGTATATTCCTTAAATCTCTAGCTATTAGTGTTTTACTAACACTAGTTAGTTTTTGAATGTCTCGGACACTGCGTTCTTCGACGTTGTATTGCCACAAAAGATACTGATCCCACGGATGCATGTACCATAGGTCTATAATAGCCTCCATTGGAGGTGGTGTCAATTGCTTTTTACTCTCGCTAGGAGAATAAACACAGAGACAAGGATCGCTAGAATTAGAAAATGTGGAAATGAAGGTAGAAAGATGCCTGCAAATGTATTCATATGCTTGGCTTCGGTTTCCTCGATACAGAGACAACAGCTCCCAGATTTTAGTTACAATAATCTGGAAGTCATCTTCAACTGACTCTGTATTAACGTTTCTTAAGCTTTCGCTTATAAGTTCGCTTACGCTTGGGCTTATAGGCTGGTTTGGGGGCAGAATTAACTTCAGTTGCTCTTCGAGACTTTGCACGATCTGGGTTCTCACCAAGGAAACGTTCTGCGATAGGCCATTCATGTGTTTTAAGGTCCTTAGCTGGAGTGACTACGATCTCGACTCGCGGATTGTTTTTATCATAATATTTGGCGAGGGTAGCCTTGACGATCATCGAGTCATCATCGTAGACCACTCCATTTAGGGCATCACAGGTTGTTTTCGGAAGGTTCGTCAGGTCTTTCGCACGTCGTGACCCTAGAAAGTATCGGATAGAGATGATAACTGGTCCAGCTATTGGCTCCGTCAGTCCCAAGGCCTCTACCGTTTTGATAGCGGTCTCCCGAAGGGCATTCTCATACTCCACCTTAGGGGTGTCGATGAAAACATCCATCTTCTTCTTTCTATGGTTCCACTTATAGTGGTGAGCATTACTTTTGGTAATTGGCTCACCGTAGTGGACTACCTTAATCTGCTTTGGATTGCTCATTATCCTCAATTGGATCGGTTAGAAGAAGCGTGCTCTCCCACTCTGCGATTTTCTCCATGTAGGTATCACGAGTTACTTCTTGTCCATCGATATAGTAGGTTTCAGTGGGGACGGGGACAAACTTCTGAGTGTCCTCGTCCCAGACATGGCTTGTTTCAACGTATGACTTAAGGTGCATGTGTTATTCCGAGTGAGGCAGGCCGATATTATCTGCTAGGCCTAGTGCCTCGATGCCCTCTTCGGGCCAGAAATACTGGTCATGTGCATCTTCCCAAACCTTTGCGAGCTTCTTCCTACGAGAGACAATAGAACCCTTAAGGTTAGCTCTCTTTGCCATGAGGTCAATCATTCTTTCCTTGAGCATGCTTGCTGCACGGTGCTGAACCTTCATTTCAGAGTATGTTCCCATAGCTCCATAACTTACTTGGTGAGCCATAACCAGTGTGTTGGGGGAAAGGTAGCGCCGTCCCTTATCTCCTGCATACATAAGGAAAGCAGCTGCGCTCATGACTCTTCCAACGCCAACCATGACGATAGGGCAAGTACAGGCTTCAATTGCATCCCATATAGCAAGAGCGTCGGTAACATTACCGCCACCTGAATTAATGAAGATAGTTATTTCTTCGTCAGGACTCTCCATCTGTAGTGAAACAAGTGCACTTAACACAGCAGATGAGATCTCTGGTCCAATATCGCCAAATAGGCCAATGATTCTATTATCTTTTCCGCTCTCACTGAGAGCCTTGAGTAGTTCTGGTGGTAACCCACCAGCTTCAAAGGACATGATGTCCATTTCTTCTGGAAGTGTTTCTGTCGCTTCCGCATCAGTCATTGAGATCATGCGTATCCTTTATTTTTTCTAAATCCTGCTTCCAGGTGTCTTTAGGAGTATCTTTCTTCGGAAAACCTCTAGATCTGAGACGATTTCCTGACAGAAGATTGTGCTTTGAGGGAGGTTCAAACCCCCTAGATAGGAGTTTATTACCAACTCTAGGTTGTCGAACAGGCTTAGCTGTAGGCCCAACATCAGGCTTGGTACGTGATTCGTGTTCCAGCTCTGTGATCGCCTGAAGGAACCAATCTTTGGTGAGTTTAATCCAGTACGGTATTTCGAGGTAAAGATACCCTGCTCCGAGGAGGGCGTTTTGCTTATCAATATCATGTCTTACTTGCTTCCCATATTGAAACTTGGCGTCTCCTCTATTACCGAATGCTACGGGTTCATAATGTTGTCGACCATGAACTTCAATTACTAACTTTAACTCTTTAACATACCAATCAATCTTCTTTCTACCGCCTGGAAAGCTGGGGACTAGCTCTTTAACGCTTACCTCTTCCTTCTTCTGCATGTTGGCAGTAAGGGGTATAGAATCGAGGAGTTCCCCTACTTTCTTGTGTCTTTTAGAGGCCACTGGTGAAGAGTTTCCACTGTTTAGGGTGGATAATGGTGGCTTGAGGCCTTAGCTTTACCTTGGACATCTTGACGAAACTGTCAATCATATCCTGACTAGTGAAGGGCTCATTAAAGAGAATCCCCAAAGGATTTGTCCCAATACAAAGCGCTATTTTACCCCCTATGTAGCGTTCCCACTTGTGGGAGACTAGGTTTGCCTTATTCGCTAGGGGTGACTGTGAGACTAAGATCATTACTTGGCGCTGGGGAAGCCCATGTTAGCTCCTGTGAGGCCTCCAGGGACTCTTAGAGGCTTCTTCCTCGTCCCAGTCAGCACACCCAAATCAACACGCTTAGAGCCTGGCTCATCGGTAGCGTCTTCGGGCAGAAGTCCATGGATTGTACGCTTGATAGAGCTTACCTGGCCTTGACCAATGATACGCTTAGGCTTAAGCATCATGCCACAGTCCAAACACCTATAGACAAGGGTGGTAATAACAGAGTTATACGTCCCGTTCTCGTTCTGCTGGATAATAGCCGCCTCGACTGATTCGAACAGGGTGCTCTTGCACTTCTTGCATTCGCAAATGCTGATCATTTGTTCTATTGGCATAGTATTCTTCTCTCCGTTTTTGGTACTGTTGTGTCTTGATCCATGTCACGACACCGGTGATTGTTGCTAGTGCTACAGTTACCACTGCTTCACCTAGGTATTTCATTAGCTCTCCTTACAGGGGCACTTACTTTTACATATAACAGAAGGTGCATTGAAACCTGCTTCCATTAAGTCCAATGTAAGCTCAAGGTTGTTAAGAAACCCCTCACTACACATATGGCTGTGTCGAAATCCTGCAGACTCCAGTCTTCCTGCAAATCTATGGCTGAGCATTGCCATAGGTCGTTTTGATAAATGAACCACAGCGTGCAACCGTGCCCTGTAGACGAAGTTATTCGAGGTATCCCTGTTAGAAGAATCACAGCTAGTGTTAAGCAATAAGGGTGTGTCGCCTGAGGCGACTACTGCTTGGGGTAGAGTTATGAGTGTGTGCCTTCCCACCTTCACCCGAGTAGGATTCCCCACTGACAGTGGTACACATCCTGATGTGAGGTAGAAGTGGTGATAGGCAATGAGAGCGGACATGTGTAATGTCAGGTAATCTCTCGTTTGACGGTGTGCTAGTCCACACTCTGTACCCCATTGTGTAACTAGTTGTCCCCACTTATGCTTAGTAGCGCGCAGGGTTGACTGGAAACCAGTGCGCAGTTGGCTAGCCCAGAGCCATCTTGTGACTGCTTGGACTGGAGTTTCAAGGATAATGCCCGCCGAAAAGCTCCCCAATTGTCTATTAGGCTTACCCATTTTATATTTTTCATACCCTGCAGGGCATTCCCTGAAGAGGGCGAGGTCGGTTTCTGATACCAACATATGTCTAGTCCAATGGTAATGCCCGTCCCCTTGTATCCTCCAACGAATCCCTGTATGAAGCCGTACTCTAGTCCAATGCTCGCCATTGTGACCAGCTTAAATGCTTCCCAAAGATAGACAGAAGTTTTCGACAATCATCTTTCCCACAAGTAGGACACTCTGCAGGTTCGTCCTTCTCTGATAGCTTACGAATAAGCTCAAAGATTGTCCCGCAGGTGATGTCTTTACATTTGTACTCGTAGATCATAGGCTATCCGAATTCGATATAGTCCAGCATCTTGCCGAGCTCATCGATTAATTGTCTTTCCTCAGCAGTAGCTCCCGCAAGGGACTTCAGCATAGTTTCAGTGCGCTGAAGTAGCCTTAACACTGGAATTGCCTTGACAACAAGGCGAGCCTCCTTGCTTCCTTCCTTGAAGAAAAGCTTCTCTGCCTCAAGCCTATTGGTAATATCTTTACCTCCACGTCGGGGGTCTACTTTAGGTAAGCCTTGTAGTGGTTTAACGATTCTGCGTCCCATTGATATGGTTCCTAGTATTTGAATTGACCTGTGAACTTGTATGTTCCTGGTCGTGACTTGCCTGGGGTTATCTTAGCAACGGTTGAGTTACCGCTAACAAGGACCTTAGCAATGATGATTTCATAAGATTGGTGAGTGTGCTTAGACAGCTCTTTGGCCGCTGCAATAGCATCCATTTGACGCCTAAAGTAGACACCAGTATTGACTTTGTCTGTGGCTATGTTGAGGTGGAGATTACAATCGAGATTGAACTCAACTTTGCTCTCAACCACATTGTCCCATACGTAATAGGAGGTGACAAACTTACGCTGTCCCTTTTGAGGGAAAGTATCCGTGTGAATACGCTTAGCTCTACGGGGAGAGACAAGCTCCTCTACAGTAATAGGCTCAGTTGTGACGAGAGCCTCTTGTCCAAAGGAAATGCCTTCAGCCCGTAGGGTTTCATCATTGGTTAGCCAGTCAAGAAGGGCCTCTCTTTGAGAGTAGCCTCTTCCTTCTCCGATTCTTGTGATAGTGCTCATGTTATTTTCCTTTTACGATCTTTCTAGCGTAACGAAACTCCCATGGTGAGGCCTTCCCCCAATGATAAAACCCTCTGAAGAAGTTAATCTCAAATGGTGGAAGTAATTCCGAAGCTGAGTCCGGCTCCGATGGTGGGTACACCTTCAGTTCCAGGGATGATGTCAACGGTTGGGCCAATCCCAAGCCACAGGTCATCAAGTAGTGGGAGGAATTCCCCAATGTTAACAAGGACTGGATCAATGCCGACTCCGATGTAGGGCCTACTCTGTCCATCGCCCACGCCAACTTGACTGCCCACTTCGCCACGGATGTTAACGAACCTGAGTGTGTTATCTCTATCAGTTCTGCCATAAGCAAAAGGGCTAACCCCTGCTTGGACTCCCACTGTAAGCCCAGGCGGTGCGGCGAAGTTTCCCCCGACTGAAGCCCCAAGATTAAGGTGAGGTGCGACTCGCATGCTGCGCTTAAGAGTATCGACAAATTTAGTCTCGCTTTCGATTGTATCTAATGTGACCATATTTTCGGGGTCGAGTGAAGAGACAACACGGACCTGAGTATGCGCGACTTGACTATCATCTTCTCTCGCTGAAAGAACTGTTGTAGATTCAAATTGAAGCTCAGCCGTTGTAGCATCGAACGTTTGCCGTTCTCTGTCCAGCTCGTGCCGTGCAACAGGTAGTCCGTTAGGAGTACGGTACTCATATATATCCGGCACCCAGGCAAGTAGGTCGGATGAGGTTGTGTCACCAGGGTTAGGCCTGAAAGTCTCGGTAGTTTCTTCACCTGTGGAGCCGAGGACATATGTGACTGACGTCGGCTTTGCCTTAAGCTCAGCAAGATCTGCTCGAAGCGCTTGGTTATCTTCAATGAGGTCATCGATAGCATCCTTTAGGTCTACTACGGTTACGTGTACGGCCTTGCTTCGGGCAAGGTTTTCGGAAAGGTTAAGGCTTGAATCTGTAAGCTCTGTTATTTGATCTTTAAACAACCTAGCTTTGTTGTAGTGAACAAATGCCTGTACAGCATTAGCTGATAGGAAAATGATTAGGGCCACAGTAAGCCAGAATGCGGGCTTACGAAGCAAACCTTTAGCTTTCGTTACCATTTCTCGTCCTTCATCTCGTCGCCTTCGTCTCTATCCTTAAGAAACCTTTCTCTTTGTAGCTTAACGTCTGTGTTGCTCACAGGCAAGAACGTAGAGGACCCTGGAAAGAAGTCAAACGAGACTGCACCCTTGTAGTCATTGAACTTAGTCTTACCTACGTTCATCATGATTCGAGGGAGCTTTTGTCCGGTTCTTGGGTCTATATGGAAAGTGTCAAAGATGTTAGGGCGAGAATGAATATCGTTGTAAAGGTGACCAATGAAGTTTGCCAAGTACTTGAGGGCTCTGGTCTCAGCGATGTCATCATTCTGGGGCATCATCTTACGGATGTCAGAATTCTCTCTGAGGCCAACCTTTTTGTACTCAACGGTTGCAAGCATCATTGCGTCATACTTGTTTACAATACCCTTTTCGACGTTAGCAAGACGCTTGTAGCGCTCTGACCTATCATCCATGTGACCAAAGTCACCGAGGTTGTGTGTGTTGTCTACTGTAATGAAGATTCTTCTCGAAGGATACCTTCGTCTGTAATGACGTACGACATTCTCAAGATAAGACAGGGTATTACCCTCCTTGGCGTCTTTAAGGATGATTCTCTCGTCGGCTGCCAGGCCTTCCAGTACATCATACGCTGCAGCTCTTCTTTTTGCAAGTGTTGGAGTTTGGATGGTTCTAGGGTTTCTTACATTACCGATAGTTAGTGGATCTGATGGGAAATAAGCTCCATTGATGATTGAGTCCAACGAAGTTACAATCTTAGGTAGAATCTGCTGACCTGTATCATCGATAGTGAAACAAATCCACATAGCATCGTTCATGTCATCACTGATGATGTTGGCACCCATCCAGCTAAGGAAGCTGGACTTGCCAGTGTTTTCTAGTCCACCCAAAAGCCATAGGTTCTGGAAGGACCAATCGTCACCACCATCCAGAATAGTCTGGAAGTCTTTCATAAGCGGCAGGTTGAAACCTATAGAAGCCCCTTCCTCAAGCCTTACCTGCTCTTGCTTCTGCTGAAGCTCGATCATTGTAATGAAGGACTTGTTAGTGACAGCGTCTGCGTCTACTTCTTGACTAATCTTCTCGAACTCTAGAAGAGCCTCGTGCGTAGACATAAGGGCTGCGTTGGGATCGTTATCGATGTCCATTGCTAGCCGCTTGACTACAGCGTTCTGTCGTAAGCGCCGCTCATCTAGCTTGATATCGGTCTTCTTCAAGACTTCAATCTCAATAGCATGGAACGGAACAGACGTAACGTCTGAAAGCTCTCGAATCTGGACCTCTCTAGAGATGGCGTTAGGCTCTGCAGCAATCACGCTTACCATAAGGTTAGCTAGTTCTTCATTGCCCAGGCCTTCTTCTTTCTTACGCCTAAGGGTCCATGAGAATGTACTTTCAGTTTCTTCAAGGATGAACTTAGAGATATCATTAGCTCTGATGTATTCATCTGGGTCATTGTAGTCGGTAGTTGGCTGAAGGATCTTAAGGCTTAAGTCACGAACGACGTCGCAAATGTTAACTACAGCTCTGTCGGTAGCCTTTCTGCCTGCATCATCGAAATCAAATGCAAGGATGATTGTCTGGAACCCAAGCTGCTTAGCCTGTAGGACCTGATCAACAGTAAGGGCTGTGCCACATACCGCTGCACAGTTCTGTAATCCACCCTTACGGGCGGTGACTACATCACCATAGCCTTCAAATAGGTAGAGGGGCTTCCTCTTGACCTTACGGGCTACGTTCAATCCATAGAGAAGCTCTGACTTGTTGTAGAGATTCATGGATGCTGATGAATTCAGGTACTTGGGACCGACTCCGCCAAATCCTCTAGACGCAAACGCTACCACCCTACCTACATGGTTGTGTAGAGTAAAGATAAGCCGTCCATCGTCAATAACTTGTGGAACACCATCACCTGAAGCAATACTAACTAGCCCCAGCTGGTGGAGGTATTCAGGACTATAGCCATAGTCATTCATGTAGTTGATGAGACCTTCTCTATCGCCTACGCCAATGCCTTGGTCATGGAGTTCTTGCTTGGTCCAGTTTCGTTCTTCAATATATTCTAGAGTAGCTTCTGGCCATGTTCCATGGTCAAAGCTAGCTACATATTCAGAGGCTCTCCTGAGAGCCCTGTAGGTTCCGTAGAGCTTCTTTTCTGCGTCCGTCAGCTCTGCCTCTACTAGAGTAATTCCGAAGCGGTCAGCAAGCTCTCTGACGGTTATCTCGAAGAACTCTGGTCCTTCTGCAGGGAGCCCTTCATTCCAGTGAGCGACAGTAAAGATGTCAAAGTTAGCACCACAGGTGAAGCACTTCCCCTCGGTAAAGTCTTCATGATGATTCAGGCATGCACTGGGGTTGTGGTCGTCGTGGTCTGGGTGTGGACAAATGAATTTGCTCTTACCTGGGTCTCTGCCCAGGAGATGTGTCATGTATTCGGAGAGCTTACCCTTAAGCTTTCCCATGACCTCATCAATGTTTTCTATACGCATACGGCTCCCTTAGTAATCGTCCATTGGGTACGAGCATATCGCTTTCGACCCGAAGATAGTAATACTCTCCCACCGCTGTCCTTTCCCCTTGGGGCCAGGCCACGTAAACGAGACAGTAATCTGATTTTGGTATTGGTGGGGTTAGTGGAAGTGTAACCTTATAAGTCGGCGCTAACGTTACGGGAAGCAAGAGGGGCATGAAGCCTGACTCTGTATGAATCCGTATCGAAGTGCTGAGTAGAAAACTCATATAGAACGACATCCTCGGTCTTAGCTATAAGCTGATGCATAAGCCCTGGTGTTATCAAGATTGAATCACCAGAATATAAGATGTACCGGGCCTCCTCCCCTTCTTCCAGTATTTTCAGTTCCAAAGAACCGCTCTCTACACTTATAGTTTCAGTCTTGAGTACGTGGAAGTGCATGCTTGATCCATATCCCTTACGGATGAATAGCCTCTTTCCACAATAGAGGGGAGAGTTGGCAAGCCAAACTTCTTCTCCCCATGTTTTCTTTACTCTTGTTTGCTTATCGTCTCTAGTAATCGAAGGATGTTGTTTCATTATTTTCTACTCTTGGGAGTATCTCTTTCAAGATGATATTTACTGTGTTCTTAGGGCCTGTTGTTTCCCAACGACGACCCTCTGGAAGGACATCATACAGGGCCTTATCGTTGCCGTCACCGGTACATCTGTCCCCTACGAACCAGATATCATAGTCCCCACCGTCTAAGTGATCTAGAACATAAGACTTATTCCAGCCAGTAGGATAAATGTCAAATGAAGTATTTCCCCCACGAGCACAGGTTACTTCGATTTCTCTTTTGGCAAGCCAAGCATTAAGGTCTCGGAGGTATTGAGTCCTGATGTTATGCTTAGCGTCAAGCTCTTTGAACTGCTTACGGTAGGCAGTACCAGCTGCTCTACCAATGGGACACCAGTTCACCATTGAGTCTCTATACTGGATGAACTCTCCAGTAAGGGGTACGGATTCATTCCTTCGGATGAGAGTACACTGAAGCTCTAGGACATAGCTAATGAGACGTCTATAGTTATACTCACCTAGCTTATCAATCATGTTGGCACCTCTAATGAGCCTGAACTCTTGAACATCAGCTTCCCAACCCCATTGCTGGGTTCCATTACATGGCAGGAAGAGCATGTCTTCCCACATTTCTGTATATTTGGGGTCTTTAAGGTAGCTACCTAGTTGTTCTTCAACATGTTCAATAGTGGAACCAGTAACGATTCCAGTAGAACAAGCTTCCCAAAGCTTATAAAGAGCTTTGAGCGCAGCTGAATCTATTGCTTCTCTAGGCAGGGTAAGAGTTCCGTCAAAATCAAACAGTACTAAATGTTCTGGCACGGTCTCGCCTCGGGATACGGCAGCCATGGTAAGTCACTGACTTACTGGCATAATGTATGGCTTCTCGAATTGCCTTATCCTCGCCCCATCCTTCGAGAAGTATGGTTACAAACACACTAAGGAACACATCGCCTGCTCCAATAGGATCAATGGGGTCGATTTCATTTACATTATAGACTCGAAGAGGTTTGCGAGGCTCATAAAGAGAGACAGCTCTAGAGCTAGTTAGAATTAATGTTGCATGCTTGGGCCTGTATCCATCCCAGTCACTTAGTGTCATCTTAATGTAGCAGGTGAAGGGTGTGTCCCAGCTCTTGGCGCGGACGCTATCAACTACGGTTAAGGCCTCAGGGTGAAGAGTAGTTAGGGCGTCTCCCCACGGGTATGAATCTTCACACCTGCTGTCATCCCATACAATAGCTGCGTCATGTGTATAACCTCTACACTTATCAGTCTCGAAGTAGTGATCTTCAAAGTCATCAACAGTAAGGAGAGTTTCCTTTGTCTCTTGATTCTGAAAGCGCTTAATGCGACTGATAGACGTTCTAATGTAGTCAACGTTGGAGTGATTAACATGAGAAAAGGAGGCCACAGCGTCTCTAACGAACGCCGCGCCTCCCTGTTCTGTTCTCGCTAGATATTCGTTTGCCCTGAACCTTGGGCCACCCTCATTAGCTTCATCAATTGTGCCCTGAATGTAGTCATCATAGATATGATCACCTACAACTAGTATTCGATGTCCCATGGATCTTTATGCTCCCAAGTGGAGAAGGTAAAGCTGGTATGCTTCTCTTCTTCTGTTTGTTCCCAGTGAGTCCATTCGATTGGTGGGAAGAAAGTATCTCCCTCTACTTCTTGATGGATTCTAGTAAAGAACAAGTGTGTTGCGATAGGTAGAGCTTCGGCATAAAGCCTAGTCCCACCAATGACGAAAGGCATCATTGGAGAAAAGGACTCAGCAACCCTTAGGGCGTTCTCCAAGCTGTTTACGGAGTGGACATTAATCAAATCGATGTACTTTCTAGTCACAACGATGTTAATGCGTCCTGGGAGAGGTTTACCAATAGACTTAAACGTTCGTCTTCCCATGATAATAGGGTGGCGCTTGGTGATGGTAACAAATCTTGCCATGTCTTCTGGACAGTCCCAAGGAATTTCATTGTTCTTCCCAATGACGTTGTTATCGCTTACTGCGACAATGATGCCAAGCATGTAGGCTCCTTACGGCTGCAGTAGCCTCCTCTAGGTTATCCACTCGAATAACTCTAGGGTCTAGTTCTTCTTCTACATTCCAATATTGGTTGATTAGGATGGATGGACGGTTGTGTTGTTCCGACCACCAGTTAGCATTCTCTGCCTTGTCCTCTATGAGGGTTAGTCCACCCACTAGCCATTTCTGCTTAGCAAAAATAACGTGGTACTTATCAATCCCATATATCTGAAGTAGCCATCTCTTACGGTCCCAGTCCCAGGTCATGCTAGTGTCCCAGGGTGAGGTGAGTACGGTTGTTTCAAGCCCCATCTCTTCGATAGAGTCGATAAGCTCACGACTCCCCTTTACTGGATTCATTGCATAGGCCCAGTTTGGTTCGTCTAGTGGCTTGAGTTCAGGCCGATTGCGATCTCCAGCAAAGAACTCTGCTGGAATGATGAGTTCTGCTAGAACTCCATCACAATCAATCAGTACTTGGGTTTCCCACGGCTTTGGTCCCTTTTCTTTCAGCATCTTTCATCTCCTCTTCCATAATCTTTTGCTTCAAATACACAGCTAAGTCAAGGACTTCTTCGTATGCATCCTGCAAGGCATTCCTTCCATTGTTAGGTTGAAGTGGTGTTCCATACTTTTCTCGACCAAACCTGTCTCGGCTTTTCATGTCTTCAATGACAGCTTGCCAACAGCCAGGTAGTTCGTTGCGAATAGGAGCAGGTTCACCCCACCCATTAACCTCATTAAGGATACTCACTATCTCTTATCCCAACCAACACCTGTAGGGAATGCATCACCGTCAGGCCCATGCATGAAGATCTCAGTTCGGTTTGGGCTTACTCTCTTTAGCTGAAAGTAAACACCGTTCATCTTCTTAGGAATAGGTGTGAAGTTAGACTTCTCTGGTACTGGGGCTTGCTCAGGAGCAGCTTCAAGAGCTTCTTCTACTGAGTTTGCTTGGTGAAAGCCAAGGCTCTCCATTGCGTCATCAAGCTCGGCTAGCTTTTCAGTGACGTTAAGGTCGTTAGATTCTTCCATGGTGTGTCCTACATATCGAATACGTTCTTCCCATTGTTGGCGTCGTACTCTCCGTAAGCATCGAAGTCGACTGTAAGGTCAACAACAAATGTATTCTTTTCGATAACAGCCTTATCAGGGATAGTTTCCCTGTTGTCTGCTACCTCGGTAATCTTCCTTTCGGGTACCGGGAGTCTGAGGTGAGGTCGTTCGTAGTCTGACATGTGGCCTCCATGAATGCGTCTACTTGTGAAAAGAGAGACGGTCGTCCCTCTCCTATTAAGTATACCGCACAACAGCCAGCTTTTATTCCAGCTAGCATGTCCGACTCTTTATCCCCAAACATAGCGGACTGCCCAAGATCAATATCATGATCCTGGGCAGCCCTCAACAACATGCCTGGATTGGGCTTCCTTAGGAAGTGATTATCTTCTGTGGCCCAGCTGTGATACCACTGTCTTCGAGGGATCGTGCAGTCAAGCTGCCTCATTAGCTCTAGCTGAAAGCTAAAGCAGTCCCTTTTAGAGTAGTGCCCCTGACCCACTCCTCCTTGGTTTGTTACCACAATAGGAATAAACCTATCGTCCGCGAGGATTCGTTCCATAGCCTTCTTGGCCGTAGGTGCCGGGTAACAATCTTCAATAAGGTGTGGGTAATGGGTGTTGATATTCAACACACCATCCCGGTCTAAGAAGATCCCAATCTTTGTCATTACGCCTTGATTACAAGCTTACCGTTGTCTGTCCGGAACCGGAAGCTCAAGTTCTTAAATCCGTTAATAATGCTAGAGCCTACGTACAGGCTACCATCACGTCTAACGGTTAAGGAGGTTGAACTGATTCCCTTAGTTCCAACGATTAATACATTGTCACCAGGGCTTGCACCCAGACGGTCCCGAACAAAAGTACGCGGAACTCTCACACCATTGGTGTCATCACGAGAGAATACTACGTAGCTCTTACCGTCTCTGGAGACCCAAGTTCGAGCTGCTGTACGCGTTGCAGCTGCCTTCCGACCAGCTTCAGAACGAGAAGTGCTTGGGGTTGTTGTATGTGTTACCACTGTCTTAGCGGGAACGTTAATAGTGCTTAGCCAGGCCTGAATGCCCGTAGCTACGCTGTCAACGTCATTAATCCAGTGTGTTCGAAGATAATCTGTCAGCTGATTGCGTGAGATCATGTGTCTTTCCTTTGTACCTACTCATGAAGATGTCACCTTCATAGTAGAGAATGTCTCCCTCCCATATGGGAGGAGTTGTTAGTATGTATGGCAGGTAGTCTTGAGGTAGGAAATCAAATTCCTGCGCAGCTTCTTCTACTGTTTTCCAACCAAACAAACGCATCAGCTCTTGTTTAACTGGCCACTTTAGGCGATAAAATAAAACTTCATGATAGTGGAGCTTATTCGTCATCAAGACAATCAACTACCCGTTCATGGAAGTCTGGGTCGACAACCTCCCACCGTGTGAGAGCTTCAAATTCAAACAAAAACATGTCTTCATTTGCTTCGAGCAGTCCCTTGAAAATCTCAACGACCTCCCACACCTCTAGGTCTGTTAGGTCTTCGATCAAGTCAACAACGTCTGGGTCTCGACCATCAAGTTCACCAAAGATATCCATAGCTTCAACAATAACTTCAATTATAATTGCTGTTAGGTCTTCGATATCATCAAAGACAAGCTGTGTTCGTCTAAGTCTCTGCATTATCATCGCCTCCACAAGAGTCATAAGCTACCTGAACATAGAAGCTGACTTTACGGAAGGTGTCTTCACTAACAAGATCATCGTTAATGTAGTAGCTCGTTCTGCCTGTCATGAATTCCACAAGTTTTCCTCCATGACAGATTGGAGTTTGTGGTCTCTTAACGGTAAGGGCGAGGCTAGGTAGATCATTCGCTTGAAGCATCTTTATTTCCTTGGTGAAGCGTCCTTCTTCCAGCATAGGCTTTGGAAGTCGCAGTAACTACATTGCCAGTCTCCCTTTAGGGGGCGCTTCAGTCTGCGAGGCTCTTTGCCTCTTAGTTCTTTATCAGCCTCGGTCCACTTAGCATGGTCCGTCTCTCTGCCCCAGTACTTGGTCCAGTCGGCCTTGACTCCACGAGTAAGCTTTCCATCCTTGAGTAGCTGGTTCATGGCATCATCATCATAAAGAAGAGTGTAGTCGCGACCAGGCAACTTACCTGAATTGATGTTGAAAGCAAGCTTCTTATACCTGTCAAAGACATCGTCAAGATTGAAGTACTTCCAGAGCTTGCCGTCGATATAAATCTGACGACGTCCCTCTGCGTCCTTCTTAACTATGACCTCAAACTCTTCCCTGAAACATTTACCTCTCATAATGTAGAGAAGCTTGAACCTTGGGATTTGCTCACGTAAATGCCAAGCATAGATAGCAGTCTGGATGACGTGCTCAGGCTTAGGCTCACCCTTGAGCCCCTTCCGCCTCATTCCTGCAGTCCCAATGATATGAGACTCAGCCATAGATCCATGAACAGACTTAACTTCAATCCCTACTGGGTCTCCGTTCTTATCTTGAAAGACCATGTCGACTTCACCGTTAAGCTTAAGTCCAGCAATAGGGATAGAGATTTTGAGATGACCCTGTAAAAGAATACGTGCATCTCGGGCAGCTTCAAGGATTGCATCCTCAAACATGTTGCCTGCTTTAAAGATCCACTGTGCCTTGGGCCCAGGTCTTGTTGACTGTGGAACAGCCACTGTACCGTCTTCAAGCTTTACTTCCTGTCCGGTACTTCCCATGTAACGGAAGAAGCAGGCACGCATACACTTGCCATAGACTACGCCTCCCACCTCAGCCGCGCCTTCACTTGGGTAAAGGTTTGTTGTGTAGTCCCCCTTGATGGGACCACGGCTCATTTTCGATTGGTCGAGTACGTCAAATATTTCTCCCATGTTTCCTTATTCCTTAGACACTAATGTCTGATAGCTCGTCTGTTTCCTGCGCTGTGTTGGCGAGGTTTTGCTCTTGCATAGTTGCTGCTGTGTTAAGGAACATCTCCTTAAATTTCTCTTCCGTTGTTAAGTCTAGTTCCAATAGCAGACGATAGATGGTGACAATCTGAACAGCCATCTTCACAGCGTCTCCGCCCAAGGCAGTTATAGACTCCCTCACGGCGAAGGCCAGGTCATCAATCTTTTCATCTGTGGCATTTACCATGCCTAGGAGGTCTTTAAATCCGTCTTTAGTCATCTAATATTACCTTTGTCGCTGGTGGACTCTGCTGTCCAAGATAAATAATCCTAGACTTGTCATAGTTTGTATTGCCGTCCTTGTCTTGCCAGACTTCAGCGAAGCCGTTGGCTTGTCCAACATAGCGAATGTGTGATGCCCACTGATAGGCGTGGACTGCGGTGAGACAAGCTTGCTCCATCATGAGACGTCCCTCATAGATGAACTTTGCTGCCTGGTGAGTATGACCCATTACGATTGAGTCCCACTCTCCCACATGATCTACCTGATGGAACCAGTCAGCTGCTTGTTTAACGGTGGCTCCTGGACGACGAGAGAAGTTCCTTGGGTGACAGAAGATTGTCTTGCCAATCTTAGTCCACCATGACTGTAGAGGATTGTAGATGACGTTGTCCCAGTTGTAGTTTCCTGCAAGAGTTCCGTCCTCATCGTAAATATCTCCACGAGCTAGGCGAGTCATAAGGTCATCACCTACTGGTGGTTCAGTTGTCATCTGCAATGCTGTCTGTAAGGTTCCAGAGAACCTTTCTTCGTGATTGCCTGCATTGAGAACAATAATAGGGAACTGATTGACTAGGCCCTTTAGGAACTCAAGAACGATTGCATACTCTCTAAGCAGAGGGATTTTCTTAGCCTTCTTGAAGGTAGAGATTCCATAGCAGTCAAAGATGTCACCATTAAGTACCAGTACGTCACAGCCCTTGGCCATGTCGACAGCTTCCTCAAGGAATTCGTCATGCTGGAAGGGGAAGTGAATATCAGACAAGCTGACGATACGTCGCTGTGGCTGGGCAAATCCCCTCGTCCTATTAACTGGGTACTCCTTAAAGGTCTTACTCATCTCAAGGATTTTCTTCCACTGAACATCAATGTCCTTGGCTACTTCGATTCTTTTGAGTTCGAGCTTCGTAGGAGGCTTAACAGCCGCCACCCCGAATCCAGAGTCAGTAGCCACCGCTTGGACACTGGCCGAATTGAGCCCGAGGCGTCTTGCGCGGCGTCCCACTGCATCTCTACTCCGCATATAGCCTTCCGATGCAAGGAGCACCACGATTTCTGCATCTGTGTGGGTATCTCTGTTATCAATAACAACGGTGTCTTCTTCCTTTGTCCAAAATCTAAACTTACTTTTAGCCATATATATTCCTTTGGGAGGAACTAGGGGTTAACCCCTAGTCCTCCACTTCCACTAGGCGAATGCTCTTTGCTTTCAGCTTGATAGGCTGAATATCTTCAGTTTCAGCATCAAAAATGAGCCGAACTACCCTACCAACTTCTAAACTATTTGCACACTTCACATACAGAGAGGAGAAGACTACGACTTCCGCCATCCCTGTGGCATCCTCAATGGTTAAGAAGCACATCGGTTGACGTGTTCTCTTTGTAATAATTCGCTTAATGCTTGTAATCACACCGTTACAAATGCCAGTGTCACCGGACAGGATCTCGTTGATGTGGTTAGTTTGGTTGTCTGTTGTAATAAAGTCAGTTGGATGCAAAGAGACATAATACCCAAGTACCTCTCGTTCCTTGCCCAATAGGTCAAGGGTGATTGGTCTGGGTCCTGAGTGAACAGGAATAGTCTCAAGGACTGGCTGCTCTGGAACTTTTAGCGGTCTTGCCTTTCTCCAAAGCATTTTCTTTGCTCTTAGGGCGTCAAAGGTTTCCTGATCGTCTGGAGACTTGGTAACCTTGTCCTTTCTCCTCATTGGAATTAATGCCATAGCGGCCTCAATTTCAAAGAGTTTACCTTTTGCAATTGCAACTTCATCATCACGCTTTGCACACTCTAACAGTCTTTCATGATATTTGACTACGTCTGAATAATATTTATTATGTCCATCGAGATGGTCAAGCAGTGTTTGCCTAGAGTACTTGAACTCATCGAAAGCTCCTGCAAAGATGAGCTTCTCAATGACTCCACGGTTAACCTTACGTTGGTCAACCCTACCGTAGAAGTCCTCGAAGGAACTAAATCCCTTCTTCCCCCTAGCCTTGACAATAGCGGCTACGGCTTGCTTGCCTAGCCCCTTGATAGAGTCAAGACCAAAGACGATAGCTCTTTGGTTATCGAATGTGAAGCCGTTCCTAGAGATGTTAACACTGGGGCCTCTCACCTCTACGTCAAGAGACTTAGCTTCTGCGACATAGGCACTGATAAGGTCATGATTCTCTTCATAGGACATAAGAGCTGCCATGAATTCAGCAGGATAGAAGCACTTAAGCCATGCCTCTCTGTAGGAGAGGATGCTGTAAGCAAAGGAGTGAGCTTTGTTAAAGCAATAGTCAGCGAAGCCAACGATGCCACTACCCTTGCCTGTGACTTCATCTCGACTACCCCAAAGGGTTTCTACTTCTTTTCGGTTGTGTCCGTTATCTACGGCACCTTCTACAAACTGGAACCTCATCTTATCCATGAGGTCACGCTTCTTCTTGCCAATAGCTTTACGAAGATTGTCAGCTTCTACCAATGAGAAGCCACTAATCTCCTGAGCCATGCGCATGATTTGTTCCTGATAGGCCATCACCCCAAAAGATTCTTCAAGAATGGGCCGAAGAACTTCAGAGAGTTTCTCAGAGTAGGGGAGTTCATAGCTAGCAGCGTGTCTATTTGATACGTATTGTTCGACAAGACCCGCGTCTCGTGGTCCCGGCCTTCCAAGTGCATTGATAGCAGAAAGATGATCAAGACTTCTTGGCTGGACTCTGATCGTGATATTACGAAGGGATTTCTCCAACTGAAAAACCCCACTGAGTTTTCCACGACACATAAGGTCGAAGACTGCGGGGTCTTTGTGACTAACAGCATCTAGATCAATTCTCTTTCCATGATTTTGCTCAATGAATTCAAGGCTCTTGTCAACGACATCGAGGTTCTTGAGTCCAAGGAAGTCAAATTTGAAAAAGCCTAGGTCTTCGAGTTCGTTCATGTCGAACTCGGTGATCATCATCTTGCCTTTGGCTCTTTTGTACATGGGGACTACATCCCTAAGAGGTGCACCCGTTCCAATAACAACTCCGCTTGCATGACTTCCCGCAGTGCGCGGTAGGCCGACGATTCTAACAGCCTTGGCCCAGATCTCTGAGAACTTACCGGTGGTGAGAGCTGGAAACTGCCGTTCACAATCTTCAATAGTAGGAGGGAGTCCTCGCCACGTCTCTGGAATACCGTCCTGCAACTGCTTAATGTCGTAGCTGGACATTCCGTAAATACGCGCCATGTCTTTAGCTGCGGATCGAGGATGGAACGTTCCGTTTGTCCCGATATGAGCAACATAATCTTCTCCATACTTGGAGCGGACATATTCCAAGACCTCTTCTCGTCTAGACCTCTGAAAGTCAGAGTCAATATCTGGGGGACTTACTCGTGACTTGTTGAGGAACCTCTCAAAGTAGAGACCATTCTTAATAGGATCACAAGCCCTGGAGGTAAGGGCAAGAGCCCATGCCACCAGGCTACCCCCAACACTACCTCGACCAGGGCCAATTTGGATTTCTCGTTCCTTGGCCCACTCGGTATAGTCCTGTACGATGAGGAAATAGTCAGAGTATCCAAGCTCAGAGATAACTCCAAGCTCATAGTTAAGTCGTTCCTTATATTTGTCAGGAATAGAGCTAACATCACCAAAGCGCTTCACTAATCCACACTTGGCTTCGTACTCTAGAATCTTACTGGCATCCTTCTTGAGGAACTTAGGCCACTTGGTGAAGTCCTCCACCTTGGGCATGTAGTTGCCTCGAATGGTCCCGAAGTAATCTCCGTCACACATGTTGGCAATAGATAACGTGTTCGTCATGAGATCCTGAGGCCAACCATTACGGTCGATTACCTCTTGGATTTCTCTTGGAGACTTAACCCAGTGCTCCCTTTGGTCGAAGGAGAACTTCTTAGGATCGTTAACTGTCTTGTTTGTCTGAACACCAAGCAGTAACTCATGGGGTGAGTCAGTACCGCCACCGTCAACACGGTTTAGATAGTGACAGTCTCCTGTAAGGATAGGAGGAATGTCATACTTGGCTCCAATTTCTAGAAGGAACTTATTCAGCTCTACTTGTTCAGGGATGTCGTGGTCCTGAATCTCTAGAAAGAAATTCTCCCTGAAGAGTTCACGGTAATAGAGAATCTTATGCTCTGCAGCTTTTCTGGAGCCACGGCGGAACAGCTGAGCTATCCGTCCACCCAGACAGGCTGAAGTAGCAATGATCCCATCACCGTACTCTTCAAGGAGTTTGTCATCAATACGGCCCTTCTTATAGAAGCCCGTCTCCCAACCTAGGGAGTTCATTTTGATTAGATTGCGAAAGCCTTGCTCGGTCTTAGCAAGTAGCACCAGGTGATAGAATGACTTTTCTAATTCATCAACAGCCCTTAAGGAACGCTCTTCACTGAAGTATGCTTCAAGCCCTATGATGGGCTTGATATTAGCCTTAACACACTCGTCATAAAACCTGAGTGTTCCTGCTAGGGAACCATGATCAGTAATACTGATGGCTGGCATTCCCATTTCCTTTACAGCCGAAGGGAGCTCGCTGATACGGGTGATCCCGTCAAGAAGAGAATACTCTGTGTGATTGTGTAGATGTACGAAGCTCATGCTATCTCCTGATGCCAGTTGATAAAACTAGATGGCAGCTAGTTATGATTTAACAGGCTGCCCAGCCGCCTACAACCCAACCAAACTCCTTGCTTGGTCTTGGCTTGTTTGCGAGAGCTAGTCTGTCGTTTGCTTTGGCTACCTTAATATCGGCAGCGGTTAGTTTATCTTGATTGGTCTTGCTAATGAATGAGTGTCCACACACAGGACAGCTAAGGCTGTGTTTTTTCTTCTGCATATAGTCAATGCTTATCCTTGACTTACACTCTTGACAACCAACAAACCTAGACTTCCTTTCATAGAAGTCCTTTGTCATCTTCTGTCTCATATCAACCAGTTTCTGCTGGCTGGCTCTGACTGCATCGCTAAGCTTCTGCCGTTTGGCTAGCTCTCTGTCGGTAGGGGCATAGGCAATGGCATAGGAGCAGGCAATTGGGCCTGTCCATTTCTGGTGGTTGTCTAGGACAAAGTCCACGGCCCTGTTGTAGGAAGCAAACTTTCGGTCTTCAAACCAAACAGGACCATGCATTGTCGTGGCGTTTCCTGCGTAAGCACCGCCTCCAGTCTCAGCACGATCGTCTTCGATCTGTAGGGCCCATTCTTTTCTGACTTTGCTCTTGCTCATTGGTCCGTAGGTTACGGTGTAATCGTGTGCTCCCATGATCTTTCCTCTTAGAAATTGAATCTAAAGTATGGAGGTGGATTAACTAGCCTGCTGTCTTTCGCTAGCAAGGTTAGGTACTTGAAGTGTCGAGATGTGGTAATGCATTCATTTAAAACAACATCATCCCATACAGCTTGATAATCGACCTCTTCGTCCTCCATTGTTTGTGGGTTGGCATGCCCTTCAGGCAGTACCGTCTTAAAGCAGTAAACTTCCCAGGTTTCACCGTCACCAAATGTGGCGAAGTGACTCCAGTCTTCCTCTGGTATATAAAGACCGCACTCTTCTTGGAACTCTCTAGTCATGCATTCGTGTAGGGTTTCACCTTCTTCAAGCTTACCGCCTAATCCATTCCATAGTCCCTTTACCCCACGGGGTCCTCGGTTCTTATGAATCATCACCATTAGCTCAACTTTTGGTATGAAGGCAAAGCCTAGTGTGTATTTCTTCATTGTTTAGCCTCGCGTGTCGACACTCATTGGTACTTTCATAGTCTTACTCCTGATTCAATCAATGTAGTGGGAGTTACCCGAATGAATTGTGCCTTTTCTCTAAGGGCAGTAAGATTAGCTACACCAGAGTAAGTCAGTCCTGATTGAATACCACCTACTAATCTGCTAACTACTTCTTGTGCTGGTCCATTGGAGGGGACCATGGTGTTGATTCCTTCTGCTGTTGGATGCTTACTTTTACGATTAGGGTTATCAGCATAGGCTTCCTTAGATGCCATGCCTCGATAGACCTTAAAATTTCCACTAGGGGTGATAATGTTTTCACCAGGTGTCTCCACGCAGCCAGCGAACAATCCCCCTATCATTACAGCGTCTGCACCGGCAGCTAAGGCCTTTACAATGTCTCCTGATGTCCGGATCCCTCCGTCAGCAATAATGCCCACGTTGAGAGGCCTGAGGGCTTCAGCAACGTCTGCAATCGCTGTTAACTGTGGGACCCCATGGCCCGTAACAGAGCGTGTAATACATACACTGCCTGGACCTACTCCTACCTTGATAATGTCAGCTCCTGTTTCGGCTAACATAAGGGCAGCATTAGCTGTAGCTACGTTGCCCGCACAGATGATTGCATCGGGCCAGTCATATCGAATGAACTTAATCATGTCCATGGTTTGCCTAGAGTCACCGTGAGCGATATCGATAAGAAAATGACTGATGTCAAAGTCCATAATTTGCCTTAGGAACTCACGCTCTCCCTCTCCTACGCCAACGGTGACGGGGCGACGACGTGTACAGGCCCATTGCTTACGAGTAGTCTCGTCTACAAATCTATGCAGATAGCCCCATCCTCCAGCCTTTTGCATTGCTTCTAACATTACTGGTCCAGTAATAGTATCCATGTTGGCAGAGATGATAGGATTATTCAGTTCAAGCGGCCCTACTTTAGTAGATACATCGACTAGGCTTCGTGAAGAAATATCACTTGTTTGAGGGAGCATCATGACATCATCAAAAGTAAGGTATTCCTTATCAATAATATTTAACATCTATTCTTTCCAATTACTTCGGTCTGTCATAGACTTCACATTCCTCGACAAAGGACTTCAAACCTTTGGCTAGTGTCTTGGTGATGATGTCATCATCCATAGCGAGAACTTCCATAGCTCCGTGTCGCTCTATCCAATTAAAAAATCGTCTTTCTGTTCTGTGTAGGTTGATTGCGTGGAGGAGAATGAAACGCTTTACGCTCCCCTTAACTCTTCTACGAATCTCATCCAAAACATAGGGGTGAGTGTGGTCATTAAGAAGTGCAGGATAGATTGTCCAGTGACCGTAGACTCTAGGGCTACGGGGTGGTCCATCATATTCTTCTTTCAGGGTTAGCATGTAGTCATTATTCTCTGCATCTCTCATGTTTTCATAAACAGAATAGATATAGAGGGACATGTCAGTCAGGCTGAAACCTTTAGTCAAACCTATTCGAAGATTAGTCTTCGAGTTAGGTCTAATCATGTGGGCTTGTCCTTCATTTTGATATAGAGAAGCCAGAATGTATTCTAGAATCCATGTTGGCCTATAATTACGAGCAGTTACTTCCTTTAACCTTTTGGCTTGGAACTTTATGCGTCCTGTCTTTCCCCTAACCATACGCTTAGAGATAGAGAAAAACATATGTTCTGGACTGTCAGACCAGCTTCCTAGAATAGGTCCAGTCCATGCTGTAATAGGTAGTGAAGGATAAAATGGCCTAGGGTGTGTGGCGATGTCTTCTTCGACACCAACCACAGCCCTAAATTCATCAAGCCAGCTACATATCAACTTTGAACAGTCTTTAACTTCCGGTCGCTGTGGCCTCTTCTTTGTCATTGCTCACTCCTGTTGGAGAGGGGAATAGGATATTGAAGACCTTGGTCTCAATTTCTTCACGGATGTCAGGCTGACTAAGGAAGAGAGCCTTAACCTTTTCGGAGCCTTGTCCTAGCTGTGCTCCATTATAGGAGAACCAGCTACCGCTCTTCTTGACTACATTGTTTTCAATAGCCAAGTCAATTAGTTCAGCTGTTCGATCGACTCCCTGACCAAAGAGAATGTTGAACTCAGCCTTCTTAAATGGTGCGGCCACCTTGTTCTTCACAATAGTCACCTTGGTACTACATCCAAGGAACTCTCCGTCCTTCTGAATCTTTCCTGTACGCCTAATATCTAGACGCATAGAACAGTAGAACTTAAGGGCATTACCGCCTGGAGTAGTTTCTGGACTACCAAACATCACACCAATCTTGTATCGAATCTGATTGATGAAGATGATAGTGGTGTTGGTTTTCTCTGCAATAGCAGTAAGCTTTCTAAGGGCCTGGGCCATCATCCTTGCTTGCAGACCTGGTAGCTGCTTGCCCATGTCTGCTTCAAGTTCCTTCTTAGGAACAAGGTTAGCGACAGAGTCGATGACAATGATGTCGAAAGCACCAGTGGTTGTTAGCTTTTCGGTTACGTTCAAACCCATCTCTCCCCAGTCTGGCTGGTGGATAGTGAGACCCTCTAGGTGAACTCCAAGCTTTTGTGCATATTCAACATCAAGTGCGTGCTCAGCGTCAATGAATGCACACCGTCCACCTCTTTTCTGAGCTTCTGCAATGATTTGTAGAGATAGGGTTGTCTTACCACTAGATTCAGGTCCATAGATTTCTATGATACGTCCTCTAGGAATCCCGCCAACACCGGTAGCTAGGTCAAGACCAATAGAACCAGTAGAGATGGTGGGGCAGGGGACTACTTCATAGTTCCCTAGTATTCCAATCGTTCCTTTTCCAAACTCCTTATTGATTACCTTAAAGATAAGGTCAATAGAAGCTTGGTCTTGGGCAACCTCTTTTGGGGTTCTCATAATGTTTGCGTTGTTGAATGGGGCTGGGCTCATTGTTTCTGTTGCTCCTGTTTCCAAAATTCTTCCTCTAATTGTTCGCCTTTAATTTTCCAGTATCCAAAGGTTTGTGTTATCAGAGACTTTCTCATCGAAGACACGCTAAAGCTTCCGTCTGTTGAGATAAACTCAAGCATGTCTTTGAATGTAACTGGGATGTCTCCGTAGTCAATTGTGTAGTCGTCTTCAAATAGGAGTCCACGTGCTGTGGTCCAGTTCTCTCGACTAGCCTTATCCTTACGGGCTGACGGTAGAGCTAGTCGCTCAAAATCTTTCACAGCTTGGTGAATGATTTCTGTCATAAGCTTTGCTGTGTCTGCAATCGTACACTCAGCGCTTACCACATAGAACGTTTTATTGTTCCATATGAAGGACCTTATCAGAGGGCCTGTTAGTTCATTTAGATATTCTTCTGTACTCATAAGACCATTAATTTTGCTGTTCTTCTCTGGACCTTCTTACTTCGATAGCCGTGTGCCACGATGTAGGGAGACCCTTTTAGTGGTTTGTTGATGTCAGCTCCATCGCACGCCTTGCACTTTGCGCAAGGAATGGCTGTTGCTAGTAGTGGGTCCGATGGGCATCGGAATTCTCTCTTGCCAATAGTGGCAGTGTCTCGAACAACCCTAAAGGTTCTCCATCCTTGAGCCGTTGCCTTTCCCCAGTCTTCGAATGAGTCACAAGAAGCCATACACAGTGGCTTAAGGTCTTTGGCAACCTTGTTTTCCCACTGATGTGTATAGCCTGTGTAGCCACTAGCTTCTGCAAGCAGTGCCTTCCAAACTTTGACTGGAACAGCAGCTGGGTCACCATAGGCTCCCAACCTTACTACTCTCCCCTTGGCAAAGGAAGAGATTTCTGAATTAAGAAGTGCTTTCGTGTAGCGATTCTCTTTATAGGTTTTATAGATAGCAGCAGGTGCCATCATGGTAACGTAGCAATCGCCCGGACCTTTGTCTAGCTTCTTCATAATGGGACGAGAAGGACAGTCTCCACAAACGGTACTGTCAAGCCCCTGCTGAATAGCTTCAGATGGCTTAATGTCTGAGCGAATGATCCAAGTCTGAATCATATTACCTGTTTTGGAGTTGTTAGATTTCTTGGTTGCTATAACTACGATGGGGTTTTTATCGAGCCTTGATGGCCCTTCATAAATAATCATGCCCATTTAACATACCAAAAGGGAGCAGGCATAACCTACTCCCTCTTGGCTTAGCTAGACTCTTTCAACCACCTAACGATTCTGTAATGTAAAGGCCTTAATCTCACAAACATCAGTATCACAGAAACGTTCAGTGTGTTCATGAACGCTGTCATCTAGATCCAAACGATCCAAGCTCTTGATAAAAGAGAGATACTGCTCTCCAGTAATCTCCTGATAGGGAGCTTGCTCATATTGGTGGTCCTTCAATGGCAGGAAGGAGATTGATTTGAGTCTATGACTAAACATCTCCAAGGCATGCTTCATCTGCTTGCCTTCTACCTCATTGAATGTAACAGTAGCTGAAACCATATTGTCTGCCCAGAAAGACTGCAGCAATGCTACAAGCTCTAACTGTTCCCACATAGACACCTCAGTCTTAGACCTATCAAAGTCCTGTTCCCTTACAGGGAAGTAAACACAGATAGAATTAGGAGCATAGGTGTCTGGCTCCATATAATATCCCGCAGCCTCCAGCTTTGGGATGAGGGGAGACTGAACTCCAATACGAATGATTCGATTGTAGTATTCAGAATGTGGGTAGTGAACACCGGGCGGTTCACCAGGTAGCAGACTCACAGTTCCGGAAGGCTTAACGCTAGTGACCTTAATAGATTCAGGACAACACAACCATTCAGAGTAGATCTTATCGAGCTCTCTGATGCGATTATAGCCCTTGTCTAGCCATTGGATAAACTTTCCTGTGCCTAGCTTATTCTTTGCTCTTGTGATGCCACTGAGGCTACAACCAATACGTCTATTGCGAAGCATAACTGCATTAGTTATCTCCCAATGTGTGGGAATGAGAGTAACAGTCTTTGCATAGAGATAGGAATACTTCAACACCTCAAGGAATTCTTCCTGAGAGTCACACCTAGCCATGAAGTTTTCAACAAGGTTACAAAGCTCACCGTGTTCTAGGGGTTGCTCAACACAAGGGTTGGCTCCCATTACTCGATGATCTCTATAGTCTGGCATATCAATCATTCGCCCAAAGGCTCGTGCATTGTTTAGCCAGTAGTAACCAGGCTCTCCATTCTTCTGGGTACGCCAAGCGAGATCCGAGAAGTCTGTCAAAGTATTAACGATGACAGAATTGTTTGATGCCCATCGCCTGTCTGCTAGTGCTTTTCCATTAGTCTCGGGGTCCTTAAGAGACAAGAAGTTCTTGTCTTCAGGGTTACCTAGAACTAATTCAGCACTACGTCGCACATTTCCACTTACCACACACTTCCCAATATAGTTGAGAAGGTCAGTGATAGCTTCAGAGGTGATAAGTTTTCCAGGCAATTGATCCAAGACATAGGAGATGTCAATCTCAATTAGCTGCTTTAGTGGGCCTGGGCCTGCGGCAATTCCGCCAAACCCGTGGATGAGTTCTCCAGCCTTACGGATGGCGGTGTAATCGAAGCTTGGGATTGTTCCTTTACCGACATAGGCATTGAGGACAATTCTTACTGCCTCGTACCACCCTTCACGCGTATCTGGAATGAGAAAAATCTCATCGGTACGCTTGGGTTCCCTAATAGTTACGGTTCCTGCACCTCTTGTATCGCTACCAACCCCTACGCCCAACATGGACATGTCCATTAACCAAATAAATGGAAACGAGAAGTCGCTCTTGATATCTCTTGTGCTAATAAAACCGCAGTTGTTTAAGGCTGCTGAGCCATGTTTTTCAATGAACTCAGTCCCCATCATCCACAGTCCCCGACCCGGAGGAAGCCATTTCATTTGCCACATCAGATCAAACATTCGTTGTGCTGAATGCTGAGCCTTGTGTCCATTCCATGGAAGACCTAGCTGCTTGCAGTGGTTTCGTTGAACTGAATAGGTTCCTTCAACGACCCTCTTGCATGTTTGCCAGAACTCTTCTGTTCCACCCTTAGGGAGCCTACGTGCGTAGGTTCTCTTAAAGGTAACGTATCCTAGCGGTCCCCATTGGGGTTGTTTGCCTTCAAACCTTGCTAGGAAATTGTCAGATAAACGAAAGCCATCAAATCTTCCCATTATTCTTCCTTAGTTACCTCTTCAGTCTCTGAAGGAGGTAGGACATCATCTTCAGTCTCAGGAGGATTAATGAGGGCAAGGACTTGCTTAAGCAGCCCAGAGTGTAGCTGGAGAGCCTTTTCTATTGTAGATAGGCGGCTGTGTAGCATCTGTCGTCCACAAGCATCCATCATAGCTACCATCTCAGCCATCTGTAGGTTAGCTCCAAGGTTATCGAGGTTAAACCCCTCACCTTCCGCAAACCTAACGGTGAAGGCTGTTTCTTTCTTTTCGGTATCTGTCATTGGTATTCCTTTTAAGTTGTAAGTCCGTCGGTATCAAGCTTCAGCTGAGTGTACATGATCCAACGCTGCTGTTCGAGTGACTTGCGTTGACTGTCTAGAGTTTCAACAATAGACTTCCAGAACTTGGCTCGAGTAGCGGCTGTTGCAATTGCTGACTTCAAACCTCCACCGTTAGCTTGTGAGAGAGTTCTCAATGTTGCTTCTGCTGGAAGTTTTCCGGTTCCCTTGGCACGATAGTCTTCCACTAAAAGGGAGAAAGCTTCATCAAACTTACCTTGAGCACCACTACGAATAGACTGCTCGATAAGAAGAGCTCGTGCATGCCAGAACCCTGCCTCATTGATTGCGTCACAAAGTTTTGTATTAGCTTCAGCTAGGTTTTCTGGGTTGAGCATCTCGCTTTTGGGAAGCTTGATGTCAAAATATATTCGCCACTGTTTGAGTGTTCGACCGTCAACCTGAAAGTATTCATCCATGTGTGCGGAAACAAGTTCCATGAGATGCTTACCAGTTTTGAGTCGATTTACAAGTTCATTTAGTGTCTTTTGATCGGAGCTAACAGCTCCAATGGCATCTGTATCAGACATGTTTGTCTCCTAAAGATAAGAATGCCAGTGAGGATTTGTTACAATCCCCACTGGCAACTTTACTCCTCGTCCTTATTAGTACGGCATGTCAGAGTATTCGCTGTTACCGGAAGAGGACTTACCCTTTCCCGCAGCGGGCTTCTTAGCCCCTGAACCAGAATGTGCTGTCCACTCTTCAAGGACGGCGTCAAACACAGGGTTAGTATTATCCCTGCCATACCAGTCATCTGGGAATCCAATACGAGACGAGTACTTAGTCTCGCCATCCTTCTCATAGGCCTCGGAAGGCTCCTTAATGAAGGGTCCGTATCGACTTTCGAAGACCTTAAATCCTCGAATAGTCATACAACCGTTAAACTGTACGTCTGCAAATGCCTTTAGCGAGCTGCTGCCGCCCACTTCCTTGAAGAAAACTCTGGTTACCTTTAGTCCGTTCATCTTTCTTACCTCTTACTCTCTTTTTTGAGTTCACTGTAGCTGATCGTGTGTTCCATTTTGTACTTACGATCTTTATGTTTTCTGTATAGCCAATCAATCAGTACTGGTACTGTTAGTTTGACTGTCTCTGTCACTAGTTTCTTTAGAACTATGCTCATTCACATCCTCGTTGACAACTTCAAGGTCTAACCCATTACGTTCAATGGTTTGTGCCATCATTGTCCCCAACAAATAAAAATTGAGGAACCAGTCAGCGAGATCCTGCCCACCTAGTAACAAGGCTGCTTGCAATTTTGGATCTTTTGAGATCACAGCTCCCATAGCCATAGTCCCTGATTCCATTGCTAGCAACATTACCTCATCTTGAGGATTATTTAAAGCCTTTTCTAAGACTTTCTTTGTAAGGGAATGAAGATTGACTTCAGTCCCATCACTCCGTTTCACTGTCAGTGTTTGCTTCATCTGAAATTTCCTTTTCAAAAACTTCCTGCTGCTCAGCTGACATCAAACATACATCCCAATAGGGGGAAGCCATTCCAAGCTTAGCTAGGATGTCTCCATCGTTAAGAACGCAGTTTCTGGTTGCATCAGAGCTGACTCGCCAGGACACCTTGATGTTATTAATTCCCTGTACGGGAAAGCTAAGTTTTGCGGTGTCTGCAAGCATGCTCAGTGCAAGAGCTTCTGCTCTGGTACGGTCTAGCCCACCACTCATAGGAAGCGTGTAGTCAAACCTTTGGAAGTCTCCAACGGTTTCATCTTGAATTAAGCCTAGGCTTACCCAATTACCACCCTCTCTTTTAATAAAGGAATAGCAATTGAATGGATGCTTCTTACTCATTTGAATCTCCTTCAACAAAGTTGTCAAGGTTATCACAGTAAATCTCTCTTCCATCTGGAAGATCAACACTCCATGTCTTGGAGTCAAGACGATTACACCAAACAGCACGGTTATAGTTGGCTTCAAAACTACCCATCCATACGCTATTTACTGCATCGTGAACATTTTCTGCTTCAACCTTAACTGGAACCGCCTGGACTTCTCGAATCCAGACCGTGTATGCTGCCATTACTATTCCTCTGTATGCCAACCCAACATTGCTGGGATAGCAGCTTCGAGAAGCTTACTTAGTACTGTCATTTCAACAGCGCTAATTGGTACGGCCACCTGTTCACCTGACCTTAGGCTTAGCATCCAAGTTGGTAGTCCATCACGGATGTTGCCCTTACAAATGTTGAGCTTCTTGTTTACATCACCATGCTTGTGAAAGATTCCCTTGTTATTGGGGTCGTCACTGGTCATGGTCTTGAAGATAAGAAAGGCTGCACAATCTTCTGGGGTCATCCAGAAACTTACCTTCTTACTCCAGTCATAGAGGTTCTTTCCACTAGTGGGGGCCATCTCTAGGAGGACACCGCCCTGAGGCTTTGCCTTACCGTTGTACTCACGACGAGGGCTGAAGCGAATTAGCTGGAACTGTGCTGCTCCATTCTTTCCGCCCATGCCCTTGTAGATGCAGTACTTAACTGGTTCCTTTAGATACTTGTCTTCGCTCATTTTCCTCTCCTTGATCTAGATATTTCTTAGATAGTTTACAGTTTGGCAGTTTAGTTAAGCTGCCTTCGGATAACGCAATGAATGCGTCGTAATAGTCAACCACCTCTACGAGATAGCTAAACTTTTCAGCGTCTAGCTGAACTAAAAATTTGGATAGCAATGCAATGACTGCATTACGAGTGTTGTTTTTCCCATAGCACTTGGTGCCATTAACAATAAGGAAGCAGTTGTCGCGAGCTTTATACTTGTCTAGCTTGATAGAGCTAACTCGTTTGAAGAACATTCCCCAGGTTGTTTCCTTTTTCCCTCCAACCTTCTTCCAGAATGGCTGTAGGGCATTGGTTTCCACCCAACTGAGACGTTTGGATTGCAAGACTTTACAGTCTTCTCCATCGATCTTAATTCGACGGAGACATACTTCTTTGGCTTTTCTAATGCTAGTGAGGTAGGACGAGTCTTTTATGCTATGAAGATAGAGACTGTCTACTACGATGTGATATTTGTGCCCACCCATTTTGACAATAAGACTAACACCAGTGAAGCCGAACATTTCCAGCTTCAAACATGCTTCTTCAACCAAGTGAGTTAGTTGATCACTTACCTTTAGCCTTCGGAACTGTAGTGCCTGCATCTTCTTTCTTCTTCTCCTCTCTTAATCTCTTCATCCAATCTTCAGCCCAGGTCACCATAAGTGCGGCTTGTAGTATAAGTGCGCTGTCTATTCCAGGGTTCTCGTAGTGCTTTTGCTCTATGTGCTTCAGTAGCTCAACGTCTAAGGTTGTCTTCAAACCTTGCGATGATCCTCTAAAGTTCCACAGTGTTAGTCCAATGTCTGTCATGACTTGACTAAGAGCTAGCAATACCTCTGGTAGAGACATTCGCTCATCCTTAATTATAGCATGTATGACATTTACAAGCTTCTCTCTCTTAGAAAGCCCCATTCAAACCTCCGAACTTAATTTTAAACAACATCTCTTCAAACATTGATAGTCTTAAAACAAAGAAAGAGAGACACAAGCGCCTCTCAATTTCAGTTATTTGACCATTTGATCACCAAGCCCGTGTGCTGCAGCACTGTCCAAGGAACGTGCCCATTGAACCTGCACTCGTTGCCCAGAGCGAAAATGATGTCGTCCCAGACGATCTCGGTCTTGCCAGGTATTAAAACCTGACGTTCCGGCCTGTGAAGGTTACGAACTTTGTGGTTTGTTTACCTTCCACGTTCTCTCCCTGCGTCGAAGGCCAGATCACCTGCTACGTAGCAGGTGTCACAGTCCTCGATCTTCTTGTCATGGGAGCACTTGGCCTCCTTGAAGCACTTTTCGCAGTACAAGGTTGTCGACCACTTCCCACATCCCCAGCACATCGTTTGGGCATCAACAGGGGCCTGCTTCTTCTGGCTATCCGTCATCTCTATTCCAATCCACCTCGTTGTTGATGCACCACTCTTGTGCGGCTGACTCACCTGCGAGTTCGGCCTCTTGCTCGGTGTCGAAGGGACCTTCGTCGACTAGATAATCAGCTGTGAAGTTTGCCGACCTGCAATCGACGATCACCGTGACGTACCAGCTCTCATCAGTTCCAGCCGTCTGGTAGTAGCAGCCATCCTCGTCGTTCCCGACATAGGAGGCGTGATCTACGTTGAACTTAACGATCATGCTGGTTGCCTTCTTCAGATTTTTCTTCTGCGTGTTTAATTGCATCATTAAGTGTCATTATCATTCCACTTCTCCTTGATTTTATGCTTAATCCCCTAGCCATATTTCCCATTCTTCAGGACCGGTAGCAGTCTTGATGTACTTCTTGTGATAGATGGACATCCAAGACGGAACGTGTGGTACTTTCCGTGGCTTAATGCTTAGGTGGTACTTCTTGTACTGATTACATGCTGAGCAGCTAGCTACACAGTTTGTAAAGTTAGTTGCACCACCATAGTATTGACTAATGACGTGGTCAATAGTCCGCTTCTGGAACTTGAGGTCTCCTACTAGAGGAGCTGTACAGACATCCTTTACTCTTAACTGGCACTGCCAGTTATCACGAACGTAAATGTTTTGTGGAGTGTAGGGAGCAACCTTTCCACGAGGGATTGGTGCATAGTTCTTCAGACGAATTACACTAGGGATGGCCCATTCGTTTCTCGCGCTACGAGCGGCAATTATTTCGCCGTCGTGAGTGAGTTCCATAGGAACAGCAACTTCCTCATAGAGATTATGGATGGTTGTGATCCAGTCTTGAAACTTAAACGGTTCATAGGTTGAGTTAAGGACTAGAACTCGAACCCTATTAAGTTTGATGAGGTTCGCAGTCATGGCTTTCTTATCCTTTCGTGAATTCTTTGTCGTAGAAAAATCTGTCTATAGCATTTCTAACAAGACTCCGTATTGGAATGCTAAGGATGAGGTTCCCTTCGTGAAGGGGTCTTTCCTTAGAAGTTAATAAAACAATAGGTTTTTTATTGAAGCCGATTTCAGCGTAAGCAAATTGACAAGGAACCATTCTAATATGTTGAATGACACCCCACCATACGTTATTCGTTGAAAACCTTGTAGATGAGATCAGATACATCGCTTCTCTCATTCTTCACCAATACACAGACAGAGCTAAGGCTCGACTGTTGAACATGGGGAGAGGTAATCATTGTGTTAAGTCCACAATGTTCAAGAAGGATGCGGCTTCCTGGTTTTCTATGATTGAGATTGTCTCTTTGTCCCAAATCACCAAGCAAAACAAGTTTGCTGCCCTCACTTAGACGTGAACCAAATGTTTCCATCTCGTGATTGTCTAGGTTCTGGAGCTCGTCACCAATGATAAAGGAGTTTCTTAAAGAACGTCCTCGCATGTACTCAAAAGGAATGAACTCTAACTGTCCTTGGAAAAGCATTCCCTTGACCCAGCCCTTTCCTCTTGCTCCAAGAATGACTTCTACTTGGTCCATATAGGACTGCATGTAGGGGTCCATCTTGTCTTTAAGCTCACCAGGCAGTGCTCCTAGATTTCGTCCAGTTACAGTGTGAAGTGGCTTACAGAGAAGGATTCTATCATAGATTCTATCCTTTCCCATAGTCAATTCTAAAGCAGCAGCCAAAGCTAGAAGTGTCTTACCTGTACCTGCACGACCAATTCCTATATTGATAGGAATGGTGGGGTCCATTAGCTGCCTAGCAAAGACTGACTGTTCTGCATTTCTAGGTTCGATGCTTCCGACCTGTACCTTAGTTAGAAGGTTGATCGTTTTCGAATCTCCTGACAAAGTTGCGATTACAGACTGGGAACCATTCTTGAGAATGATTGCAGAGTGCGGAAACTTTGGAGCGTTCCCATTTAAGCGCTCAGCTGGTATTGACTTGGAGTGGTACAAGTCGTTGATCAGTTGAGGATCTACTCCATCGAGTGTCCTCAGTGTATCAACCTGTATAGACAAAATAATTGTCCTCATATGTATAGAGAGTTGAGCCTAATTGCTCAGACCATCCCTTAAAGTCTACCAGACTTGGGGCACGTCGGGGGTCGGGCATTGAAAATACCCAGACCCCCTCGGTGACTACCGCCTTAGCGTTTTAGGTCTGATGCAGACCAGGCCGCTAAGCCAGCCATTAAGATTAAGACAACAGTCAGCTTAAAGCCTACAGTCGTCAAAATCTCCTCTCCGAACTCGCGTCATGTAACCCCTGGCCTGGTAGTCGGTAAGGCCAAGAGTAGATACGATTGAAGAAGCCGTATCGGCTCCATTTGCCATAAGTACAGCAACTTGGTAACCAATAGGGTAGTTAGCACGCGCATTCTGCCGTGCCTTTCGGGTGAATGCAGCCTTTTGCCCTGCACTCATTGTCTTGTAGTTTGACAAAATTATTTCTCCGATATAACAACAATCTTCCCGCCATCGAGTAAGAGTTTGCCGTCTTTGGCATCCTCCATAACTTGATAGGCTTCAAGAAGTACTGTTGGGTATTGAGCTTCTACAGCTGTTAAAAATTCTCTAAAGCCTTGGGTTTCGGTGAGGATGTTACCCTGTTCCCTTTCTAGTTCACCGGTGTGGATTCCTAAGGTCAATAGAGTATCCGTATTGGCTGTAAGAGCTTTGCTCGTTGTCACATAGATAACACTAAGGACAATGGTATAGTCCTCATCCTCAAGGCCTAAGGCTTTAGCTACTTGGCTCAGTGATGTTACTGAGTAAACTACGTTGTTGAGACAAAATAGCATCAAGCTCCTCCTTGGGGATGTCTTCTATATTTTTCACCACAGTGACTAGCGTCGTCATGTCGAAACATTTGTTTCGCTCGCCTTCGCCAGCATAGATGAAACTGAAAACTTGGTCTTGGTCTAGCTCACAAGCTAGAACCGTTGCAAGCTGTTCCTCGCTCAAGTGAACGATGGATGCGTCGACTACTTCATTAGGTTTAACTTCTAACAAAGCTTCGAATATTGCTACTAGCCCTTCATGACTTACATTGGTGGGAGACACCGCAATGGTAGAGGTCTTATCCTCCGGGTCATGAGGGTTAATGTTAGGGAACAAACCAATCACAGCCGTGTCGTTATACAACACATAGGTCATGATTGCATAGTGTGGTGGATTGGTGAGTCTATAGCTATGGGCGTCCTCTTCTCCTATCATTGGAACTTCAATATTGCTGTTCCAGATGGAGCTGACGGCTTCTGAAGCTGCTTTTTCTTTGATCTCTTTCAAGAGATCGGTCTTTTCTTCTGACATTATTTCCTCTTTTTATAGAACACTAGCCAACTACACATCGCAGACGTATCACTGTAGTTATTTTGCTCCAAATAGACTAAGTCGAGCCCATAGAACTCTGGGGCGATAACCCTAAGGGCATGGTCGGCTTTTTTGACAGGTCTAGACGGCGACCTAGGACAAAAGGTGAGGGCAAGGGCGAACTTGTCGGATCCATTTTTATCAAGAAGATGTGGGAGCATGAATGACCTCCAGCTCTTTCCCATCGCCCCGCAGAAATCCAAGTTGAAGAATCCAATCGGTGCATTATTATTCTTGGTACAGCATCTCGAATCAAGTACCTCCAGTACATCACCGGTCTGTGTGGATACCCGTCGAATCCCTCGGTCTTGTGCCAGATGATTAACTTCCCTAGTAATCCTCTTTGCGACTGCCGGGTCGTATTCAACAGCTGTGTAGCTATCGAAGCTGATACCAGAATCATTCATCATCTCCATGCTTAACTGGACGTTGGCGCTTGGCATGTCTAATACATGTATTGGTTCAAAACCAGAAAAGAGAGCGACTTTCTCATAGTAAGCTAATTGAAGAGTTCTCTTCTTGGGGCGTTTGTCTTCTTGGAGGAAAGCTTCTGTACTTTTAATCATCCTCAATTTTGACGTGTCGCTTGTTCTCGACATAGGAAGTAGTGCCTCCTTTCGTGATGACATACAGCTGCTTGGCTCTAGTATCGATAGGCTTTTCAAAGAGTCCGCCATCTGTGAAACAGATAATCATGTCGGCTCTTAGTTTTATGTCTGCGTGCTTAAGGGCAGGGTTAACGTTTGTCCCTCCTCCTCCCTTGACTGATAGTTCAAGCCCTCGCCTGTATTTATAGACCCTCTGAACCTTGGTGTCGCAGTCAACAATCCATACGTCGAACATCGTTGATAGCGCATCAGCTTCTGCAAGGCCCTGTTCGAGCTCTTCTTCTGACATTGACGCTGAGGTATCCATTATGAATACAATGACCCCAGATCGAAGCACAAGCTTCCCTGGCTGTCTCTTACCAAACCTACGGGATGTTTTCTTCCAACTCTGTCTCTTGCCGATGACTTGGTTCTGACCAACGAAATCTTTTAATTCTTGGTTCCATGAAACTTTACTGTCAAGAAGACGGTCTAAGATTTGTTTAACTCCACCTGGCATAGTGCCTGCGGTGTTGGATGCATCATTGATTGACTTAACGATACCGCTCTTGAGAACTTCCTCTGGAATCTTGTTGAAGTCACCCCATAGGGAATGATCATCGACAAGGAAGTATTCAGTTCCCACCTTGCTCATTGTCTCCTTGAGGTCTTCATGCTCATTCATGTTGGCATAGAGCCACTCAGCATAACGCTCATTGTTTGCGATAGAGTCTGGTACGCGGACTGGCTTGCATTCTTCACCTTTTTCATTGGTCCATGTGTTGGGCAGTCGAATCTTCTTGCCCCAGTCAGTCTTGGCATGTTCACCTAGGATGGTGTCGATTTGCCAGTTGATGGGCATGTCTGCTGCGACATTCCATTCTTTCATTTCTCTCAATCCTTGTCTTAAGAAAACCATCTGAAGATAGTGGAGAGCCTCATGTATGAGGACACCTCCCACTTCTCCTGTTGGTAGCTGTAGGACAAAGTGTGGAGAGAATATGATTTTTGGTCGAAGGGTATTCAGATTGAATGTAATACCCATGGTAGGACAACTATTGGTTGCTTCTAGATCGAAACTACACAGCAAGAAACCCCACCAGTTGGTTTCCTTAGACATAAGGAGCTGCGCGATAGCAGATCGAACCTTGCTTGTTGCTTCGTCTAAAGACATTAGTAGTCCTCGTTCGAATTAGAGATATCGTTGCCAGTGTCAATCACTAGCTTGGTAATGGACTTAGGTCCATATTTGAAGAGCATCTTAACGATGTTAGAGCTCTTACCTTCGGTAGTTTTCTTGCTCATGAACTTCTTGAGTAGGCTCACGGATAGATCTCTATACCCTTCGCTGTCTAGTCCAACGATGAACTCTCCAAAGCGAGTGATACGTTCCTTATCCATTTGACCACTCTCTAGGAGAAGGTCCTTATCGTCAAGGAAGTGAAGGAACTGGTGGAAGGCCCGAACTCTCAGCTCTGGCTTGTCTCTGACATCTTCGTAGGTCTTTTCTCCAGTAAGGAGTTCTTCCATAGAAACCCATTCATTGACAAGAGAGTCAACGAACAGTGTGGCTGGGCCACTACCTACGCAAGCTCCAATAGCGGTGAGTAGAAGGATGTGTTGTCCTTCGTCATCTGGATCAAGATTAGGCTTGATGGTTTTCCAGATGCGGTCAGCAAGTACCCACGTTCTGGGTACATTGTAGATGACTGTTTCGACGTTCCATTGCTTCTTGTCCTTGGCGCAAAGGGCTTCCTTGTTGCCTGCGATAAAAGCGGTTAGCTCTTCGGAAGCATGGAGAACTCCGTAGTTTTCAATCCAGTCAATAGCGTCTGCTGTGACGTAGACATTTGCCCAACGAGTATTCTCTGCTCTGTCAGCTGGTGTGACTTGGTATTCTTCTGTTGGAGGATTGTCCAAGGCGAAGAGTCTACAGTCGGGAGGAAGTTCATACTGGTGAAGCTTCTTCTCTGTGAGGATTTGGAAAGCTGCCTGAGTTACCTCTTTGGGTGCTCGTGCTTTCTCTTCCAAGGCTAGGATTGTTGCTACGCCTTGGTGGTGGAGGGTCCAAATCTTAGCAAGCCATGATGGCTGTGCCCAGCTAGTGACGTGCTTGTCGTCACCCATGACAATAATTTCTGGAAGACCAATAAGGTCACCTACCTCTTGGGTAGCGAGACGAAGGTCTTCGAAATTCATACCTAGCTCTTCGGCTAGCTGTTGGAGTAGTTGTGACTTGCCGATTCCGCCTGGACCCCACACTCTGCATGGAACATCAGCGGTAATACAGACTTGTGCGATCTTTTTGAAATCTGAAAGCTTCATGAAATTTGAGTTACCCTTTCTACTGGAAATTCTTTAAGGAATGCTTGCCACATCCTGGGGGTTGGTTCTACATACTGAAGAGAACATCTATAGGTGAAGATGTCCCTTAACAGTTTTTCATCCAAGGCATAACCCATCCTTGCTAAGCTTTTGATCGTCATTTGAATAAATGACATAAAGAATAGCTTAAGATAGTCTTTACTTAAGACTAGGTTTGACCACCCTACAGTTGTGGGGATGGTGATTGGCTTGAGGACCATGAGTTGCTCGACGTCATCAACCTTGGTGAATCTTGCGAGGCAGTCAGCGCTTGTTGGTCTAAGATTCTCTTGCCTAAAGCCTTGAGGAATTTTCGTACTGGGGTCCAAGACTCCGAAAACATAAGCATCGCAAGCGAAAAATGCGTTAAAGATATCTCGTGTCTTACCGGCTGTGAACTCATCAAGATCATTAAAGTATGTTACTACTTTATCCACGTCTTTGGTGAATAGAAAATACATCTTGCCTGTGTTTGGAAGGGCACTAATGTCATAGACATCGCTAGTTAAACCTGGACCTGCTAGGAGATACTCGATGTCATCAATTGCATCAAGATGTTTTCGTATGGGAATAGTAAAACCATCTGCCGGAACCAACTCCATTCCTTCAGGAAGGTTAGGCTTCTTAGGTTCCGATGAATTCGAGTCCTTCGTCATGTTGTAGTCCTACTAGTCCGACTAGGGTATTGAAGTCATCCATGTGAATTCTTTTCCCTGATAGTTTGCAAAGTTCCATGCCTGCTGAAATAGTCACAGACGGGTCAGGTTCGTGGGCATCAGTAAGATGAAGCCACTGTCCATGAAGGAGTGCATCTACTTTAAGTGTTGACATGAAATAGAGGTTGCCCTTAGGAGGAAGCTCCTTAATAGCTAAGGCTATGGAGTCTTCTCCCCATTGACAGGCAGTCATGTACTCTTTAAGTGTACCATTGTGAGGAAGAATGCGAATTTGAACGGGTCGGGGAAGACCCTTACACGTCCACTCAATGACATAGCTTCCATCGAAACCACTCTTGGTCCAACTGACAGCCCTGTTTCTTACGAAGGCTGACTCATCAGAGAGTCCCCTAGCAACAGATGTCATGATTCCTTCAAGGTTAAAGAGTGAGATTTCTTGATCAGAATTAACTCTTTTGTACAACAACACATCAAAGTCTAGAACCTCTTGATTAGAGTTAAAGACATAGGAGTTTGCTGCATTACCTATAACCTTAAGAGATAGGTTATCTGGCAGTTTGTCTGTGACATGAGAGAGTGTTTCCCACAAGCCCATAACGAGGTGTCTTTTACCTATCCATGTAGGGTCCCATACCATTCCTGGGGTGAACTCTGCTAGATAGGTATAGATGCCATCGTTCTCTGAGACAAGAACAAAGTCTTGTCCCATGGGCCAGTGCGTGGTGTCATCATAGTCCCCACAGTCCCAAGGATCAGGATTCTTTGTTGGGGATGCTGAACGGGTCCACATGCTTTACTCCGATATCTGGTGCTTCAACAGCAGCAGCCTGTACACCTTTGGGAATTTGAGTAAAAGAGGTGTTATCTATAAGATTTGAAATTCTTTCGTCAAGGCGACGAACGGCTCGTTGAAGCCATAGGATATCATCACGACAAGTTAGACAGTCACATTGACACATCATCGAGGGCCTCCATTTGCTGAACATAGAGTCTATCTAGTTCTTTTTTAATTGCTGACCCTTTGAAACCCATGTCCACAAGAACTGTCCCGTTGGTCTTGGGTGGGTGAGAGGATCGCCAGATCTTTTCTTCATGTAGCATCTCTAGCCATACGGAAATGTTTTGTTCCTTGGCTATAGCCCAACATTTCAGAAGAGAGACGTTGTCTATGGCTTTAGAACAAAGCCTAAGGGCTATAGCAAACTTGCAGTCATACTCACCAACCTCAAGGGCTGAATAGGCACTACTTAGTGCTGTTATGAACTTTAGATCTGAAGTACGTGCAGTAATGAACGGTACATTGACTGAGTTAGCCGACCCATAGAGCATAGCTAGATGATCTCTAGCAGTGTGGAATGGGTTAGGAGGCTGATAGCTTACCTTACCCTTCCAGAAGAACTTAGACCACCCACATTTCTGTAGAAAAAGAAGTCCATAGGATGGGTGTGCTCCCTGTTGTAGGAGCTTGTCCCATTCGGTATGGATACGTTCTATAGAAAGAGAATCAAATTCTTCTTGAAGCTCAATAGAGTATCCAATTAGGTCTTGTGTTGGGAGTAGGCTAAACCTAGAGCAGAACTGAGCTGCTCTCATGACTCGAAGAGGGTCTTCTTTAAACCTAGGAGACACAGGCCTAGCCAGATGGTTGAAGAGATCTTGTCTCCCACCAACTGGGTCATGTATTTCACCTGTGAGAGGATCAAGGTAGATAGCATTGACCGTTAGGTCTCTGCGTTCAGCTGCGCTTCTTAGAGACATGAAAGGATCTACTTCAATGTCAAAGCCAGTATGTCCAGCAGCAATCTTGCGCTCCTTACGTGGAAGGGCAATGTCCATGGCACTTAGCTTCCATACGGGAAAGAGCTTTCCTACTCGTTGGAGCTTCTTGATGTTGCCAAGGTAGTAAGCGGCGACGTTCTTAAGGACAAGCTCAAGCTGATCTTCGGTTAGGCCAAAGGCTTCACAGTCCCAGTCATAGGGAGACTTGTCCCATAGTAGGTCACGTACGCAGCCTCCCACTAGATACAAGAAACCGCCAGCCTCTTTAACGAAACTGGCGGTTCCCCGTATCAGGGGTGGAATAGTATCTTTATAGGGAGGATAAGTATCTATTCCTTGGCTACCAAGGATATTATGCTGTGGGGTTTCCATAGATTTCTTCCTTGGTTACTGTCACGAACTTACGTTCGGGCAGAATTATGGCAGTGAGTGCTCCATCATCCCAGGAGCAGCCTGTGTCTAGGGCAATATGATTGTCACTGATTACTGGCTTGTCGACCCCAATGTGGCCAACAATCTGAGGCTTATCGAAGTGCCAGTAGTGTACAGCCTTGTAGGCTGCGTTCCTTCCTGGGTTAAACCATCTGATAGTGTCTTCTTCACAATCAAACGGAGTAACAAGTTTCATAGCCTCTGGTCTATCAATGATCTGCCCCTGGTTGCGAAGCTTCATTCTTATCTGATTGGCTGCTTGCTTGACATGCTGTGGACCAATACCTCCGTGAAGAACATACCCATACTCAGTCTCAATGACTGTGGGTCTGGTGAAGAGGTACTCTTCATGTGATGAGGGGACCTTGAAGTCATGGACCCCATAAGTAAGGCCACCCCAGGCGTTACCGCCTATGACGATGTTCCCTCCGTATTGGGTTACGGTTTCACGTCCACCATTAGAGGGATACAACCATGTGCTTGTAAGCATATGATCATTGAAGCCATTACGGATGGCGGACAGTAGCCACTCATCGTGGTTACCTAAGACTGCTTCGATCTTATTGTCGATGCAGAACTGAACCACGCCAGGAGTGTCTGGACCTCTATCACAGAGATCACCACAGCTATACCATTGATCAGGCTTGTACTTTGAATTTACTCGGTCAAACAGTACTTCTAGTACTGGCAGATGTCCGTGGACATCACCGAAGACGGCGATGCGGGTCATGGCTATTACCTCTAGTTAAAAGAATGGTAGCCGCCCCGAGGTTCGAACTCGGACTGTACGTTGTTTGAAAACGTTGCCTCTGCCAGTTGGGCTAGGCGGCCTCTTAAAATGTACCGAAGAACCACTTTGGAGCTAGGTCTTCACCTTCCCTATAGGCAGGAGTTTGATAATTGCCTGACTCGATGTCTTGAATGATGGATTCAACAATCAGGTCAGTGTCTTCTGGAATAGGAATGATTCCAATACGCTTGCGGGATTCAAGGCGATTAGTTGCAATCATACGACCCTTAGCTCGTCGGAAATTGGAATGGTCTTCTGGAGAACAGAAGGCAACTCCATATTCAACTGTATCAGAGCCTGTTTCGTTGAATGCGATAGTGATGTAACCACCAGCGACGTTACGATGGTTAAACTTTATAGTCATGATAACTTCTTTCTGCTTTGGGCAAAGCTACTTATGTCTGACTGGACGCCAGGGAATAGGAGGACGGTGAATTCCAAGGACCAATGTCTCTGTGGTTTCATCGATTTCTAAGGTACAGTTCTTTAACTCTGCACCTATTTCAAAAGCTAACAAAATAATGTCAAGGAAATCAACCTGGGTTTCCCCTGTATCAATCTCCAAGATTTTCCATCTGTAGCTAGTTGAGGCGTTAACCCAAGGAGTATTGTCTCCTACCCTTGCTCTTAGCCAGTTTAGATCAACGATGATAGGCCTAAAGATTGTTCTAGGTGATCGCTGAGGCATTGGAGCTGAGACTAGGAACATTATTCTTCCGGAGGAACTTCTTCTTTAGGTGGAGTTCCATACACTACCTGTTCGCCGTCGGCAAAGGTAATGATAGTTCCATTAGACATGTGAGGGAGGATGTGAACGGAAAGAAAGTCTTGCATTGTATGCCAATAGACGATGCTTCCTTTGGGCCACGGTGTCAACCATCTAAGGCTTACACTACCGTCTCCCCACTCTACTCCTTCAGCGATGATTCCTTCACCGCTAACGCCTGTTTCGTCCGCTTGTCGACAGACAGTGAAGATTCGCATACCCGAAGGGGCTCTTCTACTGTGTATCTTCGGACCTAGTTCTTCTTTATCATCCATATTATACCTTTTAGGTTTAGGCTAGCAATATCACGATAGCTAATGCTATAGCCAACACCATCAAAAGTATGGTCTGCCAATAGAGTAATTGGGTCCAAAAGATTTCCTCTTCGGTTGTATCTTCACGAAGCCAAATCGTAATACCGCTTACTGCAACGAGTAGTGTAACTAAAACTAGATAAATGACAAGCATTGTTTATGTTCCCCATAGGTGGATCTAAACCACCGATCTCTTGCGTGTCGAGCAAGCGCTTTAAGCCGCTAAGCTATACGGGGATGTTATTACTCGTCTTTGTCTGCTGCTGCTGCTTGTGCTTGTGCAGCAAGCTTTTTATCTCTTACCATTAGCCTCTGTAGCTGAGCCAAGGATACCACGGGAAGTTTTCGAGCGTCTACCAAAGAGATAGGCTCCTCTTCAGGCTCACCAAAGGTGCGCTTAATTTTTTCTCCATGATTTGTTAAGAGGATGCCATTTAAATGGTCTACCTCATGTTGGAAAGAGAGTAATTTAGAGACAGTAGCTTGATCTGCTCTAGTTTTAACTATATCAGGAAGGCGAACCGTAATGATTTTCTCTTTCCCTTTGGTTGTCTCATAGGTTAAGGCTATGGCTGTGAATCTTTTACAAAGCCAGGCGCCTCCAGGGAAGGAGAGACATCCTTCTTGTCCTTGGATTTCTGTAGCATCAATTACTTCAATTGTAGGGTTGATATAAATTTCACCCCTGTCAAGGAAGAATCGATAAGGCAATCCTACTTGGTTAGCAGCAATAGCTACTCCACTGTTTTGTCTCATGATGGTCCTCATGGTGGCAATGTAGGGAATGACTTGAGTACTTATGTCGGTAACAATTTCTGTCGGAGTAGACAGAATCTTATCGGTTGACTTTACTAATTTTATTTTTTGCATGAATTGGGTGGTCCTCTTCGAGTACGAGAGTGAACACATCTATGGGGGAGTCTTCACACTCTGATCTTACGGTGATATCTAGGAAGGCAAAGAGTGCATTGACTTCCCAAGTATCTATCCAATAATCATCAACCCCTAGGATGAAAGAGATTCGTGTGTACCAAGGCTTAGAGATTCTCATCTCTTGGGATATCAACAGCATATCTTTTCCTATGAGCAAGGGGAAGGCGTTTAATCCATGAAGGATATTCACTTTTAGGCCTAGGCCTTGTCGCCATGGAGCAAGCTTGGTTGTCTAGACCGCTTTCTATTCCATATATGATAGTTCCTGATTTTTTCACCATACCATCTCCCCTTATGAAGGCGAGCAAATAAAAGAACAAGGTCTTTATCTAGGCGAATAGTCCAGGCGATTAGTGGTTCATTTGGTAGGGTTTGATAGCTAAGTTTTGTGCTTATCAGCAGCATCTACTAACCAGGAAGAGCTTTGAATCTTCCCGCCTCCTACATTATATATGATTTCACACTCCAAACTATCACACACTGCTTGTTCAGCTAGTCCGGATTCTTTGGTGCGGTCTCCACCCTTGCAAAAGAAGTGAGGCTTAATAATGGAGAGAGCGTTGATAACAGTAGAGTCATCACCTACTTGATCCCAAGGGACTACATAATCTACACCTTGGAGGTTCTTGATGATTTCCATGCGTTCTACAAGAGGCATGAATTCATATCCCTTTTTCTGAGCTAAGAAATTGGGTCCGTTGACAATGACAACAGAAAGAATAGGCCTATCTATTTTGTCGATTTTCTTTTTTTTAAGGACAAGATAGTCTCTAACTGCGAGCTTCATATTGATGATAGACCGTAGGTGCCCTACATGTAGGGGATCAAAGCCTCCGCTGGTTACAGCAATGTAATACCCATCGTGGATACTGTCCCAAAAAGATAGTTGGCTGGTAAGTTCTTGGTTGACCATGATATGCTAAGTATAAGGGGTACCGCCCCTGAAAAGGAGACGAAATTGAAAAGGAAATTCTTAAGCGTGTTGGTAGCACTGCTTTTGGTCCCTATGATGGACTTAGCCTTCATTGCAGATGAAAGCTTAGTCCAGGCGATGGCCCCTAAAGTAGAAGATACTCTAACACTAACCCAAGCTACAAGCAACCCTTTAGCTTTAAGCACGGCATTAGTTCGTGTAAGAAGTAACACTATACCAGGAGAGCTTCCACTTAGAGGCAGTGGCACAGCTACGGCTGTTAAGCTACAGCCTAACGGCAAGACTCTCATGCTTACCGCTGGGCATGTATGTGTAAATCCCTTGACTAAGCTAGCTCATGAGTTTATTGAGATTCGTACTGTGCTAGACACAACCTCTGAAGGTAAGGTTATTTGGTTTAACCTTAACCCTGATCTATGTATCTTTGAGGTTGAAACTAGTCTTCCAGCATACCCAATCAGCGATAACTATACACCTCGATTTGATGACAGAATCATCAGTATTCAGGCACCCTTTGGTATCTTTCCCATTAAAAAGGAAGGTAGCTTCTCCTTTGTTGATCCTCTTACCGGTGATTATTTCTTAAGCTTACCTGCTGCTCAAGGCTCATCAGGTAGTCCTGTAATCAAGGACGGTGAAATAATTGGGATGCTTATCGCTATTGTAAGTACCAATGGTAGTGATTGGTCTGAGATTTCTATTGCTGAACCAGCACATAGAATTAGAGACTTTTTAAGTCAGGTCCTAAAAATTATTGAGCTTGAAAAGATACTCGAGGAGGCACAGTCAGATGAAGCGTCTATTAAATAAACTGTTTACAATCCTTATCCCTCTTATATTAATTGGTTGTAGTGATTATGCTATTTATGGTGGGGAAACTGAATATATTGAAGTGCCTGTTGAGGTCCCTGTTAAGGTAATTGTTGAGGTTGAAGTTGAGATTCCCAATGGTGATCCTCAAGGTGATGTCTGGGTTGAGCATTTTATCCAACCATCTACTTCTAATGGCACTGATATTTTATGGGTGTTGGACTTCTCTGGCTCTATGAACAACGATGCCGGAAGAGTCCTAGCAGGTATTGAAGCAATGATAAATGCTTTGCCGCCGCACGGTTGGCGACTAATGATGATTAGTGCTACCCCGTCCAATGCGGCTAACGAACCCTTCCAGTTCCCTCTTGTACCAGGTGATGGTATCGACGAAGCTCTTGATATGTACAACTCCATTATGCAAGGGCAGTGGGAGTCGGGACGAGATTCTGCTTACGAATACATTGAGAATAATCCGGCTTCTTGGGAATGGATGCGCGATGATGTTACCCTGCTAACCGTTTTTGTTAGCGACGAGTACGATCAGTCTTCAATGCCTTTAAATGAATGGATTTCCTGGTATGAGGGACTCCGCCCTGAGGGGTCTACATTTGCAGCAGCAATTACTAATCCCAACGACAACGCTGGGTATGTAGAAGTAGTAGACCACTTCGGTGGTGTCATGATCGATATTATGGATACTGATTGGTCACCTGGCGTAGCCGAAGCTACTGTTCAGTTAGAACCTTATGAGTCATGGGAGCTTGAGTTTGTACCAGTCCCAGATAGTATTATCGTTTTTGAAGATGCGCTAGAGTTCCCATATTGGCATTACGATGAGACTACTAACACGATTTTCTTCGATATAATTCCTGAAGCAGGGACTCTAGTTGAGATGGGTTACATTATCGACAACTTACCTAACGGATAAGTGCAATAAGTGATACCAGTAGGAAGGGGACCAGTGAGGCTACTCACCAACTGACCTTGAAATCTCATACTGCTACTGGTGCTTTGATTGACTTATAAGAATTGTAGTTAACAATCTTAATGTCTTCACTAGTGAAGTTAAAGATGTCATCTACCTCTGGATTAAGCCAGAGTGTAGGTAGTTCTAGCGGTGTGCGACTGAGCTGCTCTTCTACTTGCTTGAAGTGGTTGTTATAGATGTGAACGTCACCGAACGTATGGACAAAGTCACCAGCTTCCAGGTTTGTCGCTTGAGCGGTGAGGTGAAGCAGAAGAGCGTAGGATGCGATGTTGAACGGAACCCCAAGGAACACATCTCCACTCCGCTGGTAGAGCTGGCCTGAAAGCTTACCCTCAATGACATAGAATTGGAAAAGGGTATGACAAGGAGGTAGCGCGACCTGCGTTGCTTCACTTGGATTCCAACCGTTGACGATGATACGTCTAGAGTTGGGATTGTTTTTGATGAGATCAATGGCATTGCTTATCTGATCCATGCCATCTGACATGTAGACTGGATTAACCCAGCGCTGAGCTTTGTAGTCATACCATTCTTTTTCTGGTTGATCACCCGTAGGGTCCCAGTTAGCTCCAAAGTTACGCCACTGGTGTCCATAGACTGGACCTAGGTCTCCTTCTTGTCTAGCGAACTTAGCACACTGTTCTTCAGTAGCCCATTCATTCCAGATGTTTACATTCTTTTCTTGTAGCTTTCTATTGTCTGTTGAGCCACTTAGAATCCAAAGCAGCTCCTCTTTAATCCCACGCATGAACATCTTCTTGGTGGTAAGGAGTGGGAACCCTTCCGACAGATCAAAACGGAGCTGACGCCCGAATAAGCTTCGAGTGCCAGTCCCCGTTCGATCACCTTTATCTGTTCCGTTCTCTAAAATGTTTTCTAAAAGATCAAGATATTTTTGTTCCATTGTTTACGCTGATGCCTATTCTAGAGACTTATGTTCTACGATGTTGCTGTCTTGCTTCTTCGCTTCGACAAGAGCATTACCTTCTGAACTAACTCCAACATACTCAGCGAGTAATTTTAGGAGTAGTTCTGAAAGCAAATCTTCTTGCTCTTCACGAGTGAGATAGTGAGATAGGGAGATCTTAAGGCTTTTGTTAGGCTTCTTGTCTCCACGTAGGGAAATCCAAGCTCGATGCTCTCTTCCCTGACGTTCTCTTTCTGATTTCATAGTTGCTGTGCAACAAAGGGAAACATGATTAACTCTCTCGTTGGGATCAAGCCAATGAGATGTTTGTTCTAGATTAATTGTAACGTTCTCAGCCGTCCTTTGGCTGACTGCCCCTTGACCGTGTTGCCATGGTGCAGCTGCTGTGTGTAGTGTTGATGTTCCGTAGGGGATGTGGCCTCTTACAAGAAGAGCACTCCCTCCTCCATGAACTAATAGTTTAGAGAAAAAACCAATACCACCACCAGAGATGGTTGCACTAAGCTTATGATTAGAACTAAGAAGGCTTTTAATTTCCGTTAGCACGGTGTGCCTCCATGATTGTTTCCATCTTCCGTTTAAGGCTGGGGTGGATGGCATTATAGCCATCTTTGCATCGATCCCACTGGATGAGAAGACTTGCCCGCATTTCATCAAAGGTGAGATGCTCAACCTCTACTGGTCCATGATCGTAGACAACCCTAAGGAGATTAGTCTCAATAGCGTAGTCACTCCAGACATGGAATTCTTCAGGAACAGTCACGGGATGACCAGCCATGGTGATGACCTTGAGTCTACCCGGCATGGAAGCTTTGTCTTTGTCTGTCTTGGGGTACTTCATCTTGTCCACGATAGTGCCGTCGTCAAGTACCACTTGGGATAGCTTGGTGGCGAAAGCCATCGTGTCTCGGTTATGCTTCTGGAGAAGCCCACCACCCATTCCGAATGCGACGTTTTCGACAGAGAAGCCAGCAGCCTCCACTCCATATAGGATTTTGAGGAGTGATGATATGTCCAGGCCATCACCTTGAAGGATCCCAGCTCCGTTGATGACCTTATAACCCTTTGAGTTGATAGTAGTATCAAAGTTCTTCTCCAATGCTTCTAGCCCTTGAAGGACACACTTAAGAGGGTCACCAGAGTCTGGTCTAATTACCCAGAAGAGGTCCTCAGGCTTCTCCTTAGCCATGATGGGAACGACTGTGTCTAGGAAGCCCTTCCAGTCATAGGAGTCGCCCACAGTGGCGAGCAAGCCTCCTGGGAACCGCTTGAACATGTTTCGCACGGCACTGAGTTCATCAGGCCAGCTTGTCATTACACTATGTTCTGTGGCAGGGATTGACATAGCCACTGGTCGCCCATCGTTGTATGCCATCTGAGCATAGTAAGCGGCGGCCATGGTGTCACTGCCTGTAAAGCTGAGTAGGTGACCCATACCTCCCAATATTGCACTTTCGATTGAAGAAGTGCCTCGGAAACCAAAATCATGAAGCCTTGAATCTATCTTCCAGGACGATTCCTCGTCAGCGCTACGTCCAAACGATGAAACAATCGCATTCCTGGTGTGGGCCGCGAGAGTCGCAACGCTGGTCGGGTGCCATACCATCGTAAGTACCGTTTCGATGAAAGTGACGAGCCGTGAATAATCATCAGACGCGGTGATTTGGTACACAGGCACGTGTGGGTAGATAACAGTACCATCTGGAATCATCTCCACCTTAACTGGGAAATAACCATCGTTTTCTCGGACGAATTTTCTGAACAGTTCTTCTGGAAAGGGATAGGGGGTGAAGGGAACATTGTGAGTGGAGTAGAACAATGCTGCTGCATCTATATCTTCCATCGTCCACTGCCGATTAAGGAATGTCTCTGTATAGTAGCGGCCTCCGAAGAACACGATCCGATGATCGTTGCCGAACATAGCCTTACGGAACTCTCCGTAGGCTGTTGCTTGCTTGATGTTGTCGGGGTACTGGCGAGGGTGCCCTGCCTTGTAACTATCAGATAATACTGCAATTGGGATTTCATGAATGAACATTTTTGTCATTCTCCTTGGCGTCTATCGCCTTGGGTATGAGGGACGTCTTCTGCTTTCCAAAACTTTTTAGAGATTAAGACGCTGAAAGTAAACCATTCAACATCTGTTGTTGGCCTCTTTTGACACGGCAAGTAGACTGCGAGAAAGATGGGTTCATTTTTTCTTGGCAAAAACCGAGGCATTATAAAGCAAAGTTCTTGAAGACTAGCCTCAGGTGCATTGCTTATTAGAATCACGCCCTCTCCACCATCTCTCTGATGATATCGATGTGATCTTCGAACATTATGTTTGAATAAGCTGGGGAATCCCCAAGTACTCTATCCATTGGGATCCAAGAGGCTCGATCGGCGTCGTCCATTCCCTTAACAGAGGGTGCGGGAAACCTAGAGGGGACAACACAGAGGAAAGCTGTAGTGATCGTTCGGCCTCTAAGAGATCGGCCGGGGTGATCGAACGTTTTTGGTTCGGGGTTATACCATTCGGGCTTGGGCTTGAGCCCTGTTTCTTCGGCAAGCTCACGCATTGCTCCTTGGAATGCCCACTCATTGGCGTTAAGGAAGCCACCTGGGAGAGCCCACAGGCCCTTGCCAGGCATGGCTCCACGCTGCACCAGGAGAATGTGTCCGTTGTATAGGACTACATTATCTACGGTGTGGAAGATGGGTGGATAGGGGTAGGATTCGAACTGAGCTTTGTACTTCTTGATGTGATCGTACTCAGTCTTAAGTCTTTTACCTTCCTCGGTGAAGACCCAGTTACTCAGAGTTACGATATTACAAGAGGGAAGGCCTCGATTGACCATGTTCTTCGTGAACAAGTCAGCCGGAGCATGAAGAGCATCCATCTTGAAAGAATCGCTGAAGAAGTACTCTCGGATAACAGTCGAACTGTAACCGTTACCAAGCCCTTCAGGCTCAACCAGAGCCCATAGCGGGAAGAACTTGAGGTAGAAGGATGAATGATCCTTCTCTGCTCCGAAGAGAGCAATCTTCGAGTCGTTGTCTTCAAATTCATGAGCGAATCTCAGGATCTGAGCACGCCATCTGTTGTTGTCGTAAGGGAAGTCACGTGCGTCCCTGAACGACAAGCTGGTGAATTCTGCTCGTTGGGGGTAGTCATAGTGACTACGAAGAGCTTCAAGGATCATACCTTCACGCTGAATAGCAGTGAAAGGATTTTTAATTGTTCGTGGCTTATGGCACGAGCCGAGAGTCACTAGGACTCTATCGCATTGCTCAAGTGCAGGCACCAGTATGTTTTCGATGTGCCCCTGGTGTACGGGCTGAAAGCGTCCGATTACGACGCCGAGAGAATATTTCTTCATGTTGTCCTCCACCTTTGGGAAGTCTGAACTCCGGTCTATCCAGGGTTCGTGTCTATCTTACTACTAAACCGTGTCGTCTACAATCATTTTAACCTTAACAATTTCCCATTCACTGGGGTTAAGGTTAGCTTGATCAATTTGCCACTTCATCGCCCCCCTGTTTAGTCTTTTCTTAAATCCTGGAATGAGATTTCTTACCCGAGTTATGTGTCCTTTGGCTGAAGAAGGATTAGCCCATGTCCTTCCTATGGGACTCCATGAACTATATCTAGAGCTACCAACCATGAATAGTCCGGTTGTTTTATGCCTAATAGCAAAGTAAATCAATTTGACCCTTCTTCTGTTAGGATTGCACAGACGTCTTCTTCGTCAACGATAACGAATTCTTCTTGTTCATCGTTGGTGACACAGAAGCTAGGTTCGTAGTCAACAGTGAGAATTACTCTGTCTCCTAGTTCTACATCAAATACGGCAGTGCCAATAGCAGTAACAATTCCCTTGCATTGCTTCATCTTACGGGCTGAGCTGCCTAGGTAAAGACCAGAAGCGGTTTGATCGGGGACAGTGTCAAGCTGAACTAGGATGTAAGGACCTTTTGGCTTAATTTGCAAAGTGTTTTTCCTTTATCGTAGGTGGTAGTCTCCAACGGAAGACGATAGTATCGCCCACCTTACGGGGAGTAACGCTGTAGAGAACTTTTTCGTGGAGGTGGATGTAGAGCGAATAAAACTTCCGAGAGTCAGCAGCTACGGCCACGGCTACATCCGTGTGTGCATAGTCTGAGCTTGCGAAAGCTTTCTCTTCTGCTTCTGGAGCTGAGCTTATTAGTAGCATGTTGTTTGGTGGGCATGGGGGGACTCGAACCCACGATGTCTGGTTTGTAATACCAGTGCTTTGGCCGCTAAGCTACATGCCCATGATGCTTGGTCCTTCGTAGGGGAATCGAACCCCTATTCTTGGCTTGAAAAACCAATGTCCTA